ATGAAAGCCAGGATTACCGCTGTTGTCGCCGCCACCGTGCTGAGCGCCATCGTAACCCCATCGTTCGCTGGTGACGCGGCAGCGGCCAGCGCCAAGAAAATGTTCCTCCTCAAGGACGGTGGAACCCTGTATGTATTCGAGGACGGCAAGACGGCGCTGGAAGACAAGTTCGGACGGGCTATCCACCTGAAAGAGGGGCAATCGCTCGAAACGGTCGATGGCCAGAAGATTACAGCCAACGGCAACGAGGTCGCTCGACTCGATTTTCTTCTCCGTAAGGGTCATTCCAACCATTGACTACTCGATTCAATTCGTGAACTGCACGCCAGCGGATGTCGGGCCAACTCGTTGACCAACACGCGCTGGCGGGCCATCGGTCATAGCTGGGGCTAACCACTCGATGGTAGGCTGCGACGCTACCGGTCAATCGGCGCCGCACAAGGTGAGAGTCCGCCCTGCACTGACTGACCGGCGTTCATTGCCGGGGCCATTGCGTCCACAACAACCCGCAGGATTGCCCGGGATTGCTCAATCGTTGAGAGAGTGGGTTGGATTCCGGTCGCGTCTGCACCACCAATACCCCAAGGCCAACCGATCTCGGTTGGCCTTTTTTCTTGCGCGTTCCCCGCGTGTTGGCGCGTGTTCACGGCGTGATCTTGCGGACGCAGCCTTTGAGCTCGGACCGCCTTCGCCCCTCACGGCCTCTCTGTTCTCTGTTTTTCGCTCAGTGTCCGTGGAGGACTCCGGGGACCTGTACGTGCTCCATCAAGGACTTAGCGGCGCCGGTTGCAGTCGGCAACTGCCCGGCGGCGGCGACCGAGTGAGATCGTCAGGCCGCAAAAAGGCCGCCCGAAGGCGGCGGCGATGTGATGACAGGGCCCGTCAGGGCATCGAGGCCAGCACCCGGATCTGCTCGGCCCAGCCATAGGGCCACGGGCGCCCCAGCAGTCGCTCGACGGGGAGTTCGGGGGTGGCGGCGAGGCGCTCCACCAACTCGGGGGCCAGCAGGGTCAGCCGCATAAGGCGATGGACCTGCGAGACGTCCATCCCCTCGGCTTTGGCGATCTCGGCCGCCGAGGCAACCCTCCCCTCGGTGAGCAGCCGCTGCCAGTGGTGCGCCAGCCCGAGCGCGCGTATCAACGCCGTGTCCTTGGCCTCGGTGCGCGCCGGGCCGGCCCACGTCGAGTGAACCTCCACACCTTTCGGTGCGCCGGGCGGCGCGATCACCGCGCGCCGGATGCCGCGCTGCACCAGCCGCCAGGGCACGAAGGTTTCCAGTTTCACGCCGCCCGCCGGCGTCGGCAGTTTCTGGGTGACCGGCGCTCCCTCGATGCGTCCCCGGTGCTTCGTGCTCACGCTTTCTCCTCGAAGCGCCGCACGATCTCGCGCTGGGCCGCCCAGTCCACCGGCAGCGGGTGGCGCTGGAACCAGATCAGGCTCATCCGGCGTGGCTGCCGCCCGGCCATCAGCATCTCGACGATGTCGGGCGCGAGCAGCGTCAGGCGCAGCAGCTCGTTGACCACCGAGTGGTGCAGCCCTTCGGCACGCGCGATGGCCGAGCCGCTGGGCATCGCGCCGCTGTCCAGCAGCCGTTGCCAGTAGAAGGCCCGCGCCATCCCTTCGATGAGCGTGCTGTCGTGCGCTGCGCGGTCGTCGACCACATGCTGCACGAGCCGCCGACCCCCCCGGCGGCGTAGGTTCAGCGGTACGAAGGTTTCCAGTTGTCCGTCCGTCATGATTCGATCTCCAGCAACTCCGCGCCGATGCTTCTGGGGGCAAATTCGCCAAGCAAGGCGTCCCAGCCCAGTTCGCGCCACTTCACCCGGATACCCTGCATTTCGTCGGTATGGACGAGATCGATGCGCTCGATCATCAGGTTGACAATACGGTGTTGCTCGACCGGAAAGAGCCGATCCCACACGTCGTTGAGGCGCCCCATCGCCATCACGACCGTGGCCTCGTCGATCGGTGCGCCCTGGCGTTGGACGTGACGCACGACCGCTGCAATGGATTCGGGGCTGGTCAGCACGGTGCGGATCTGGGCGACCACCGCCGCCTCGATCTCGCTGGCGGGCAGGCGCTCGTAACTCTTGCCCGGCGCGCCGAAGCGACTCTCGGACTTGGAGACGTAGTAGTGATACTTGCGTCCGTTTTTGCGCGAGTAGGTCGGGTACATGCGTTCGCCCGAAGGGGCATAGAGCAGTCCCCGTAGCAAGGCGTCGGTGCGTGACCGGATCTTGGTCTCCACAGAGCGCGCGTGGCTGTCGCGGGCCAGCACCGCGTGAACCTTGTCCCACAGCTCGCGTTCGATGATCGGCTCGTGCACGCCGGGGTACCACTGGCCCCGGCTCGACAGCTCCCCGAGGTAGATGCGATTGCGCAGCACATGGTGGAGGTACTTCTTGTCGATGCGCGTGCCGGTCCGCACCCGCCCGTCCTGCGTCGTCCACGCCTTGGTCGTGATGCCCTCGGCGGTCAGGCGCGCCGCGATCTGGGTCGGCGAGCCGATGGTCAGCATCTCCTCGAAGATGCGGCGCACCACGGCCGCCTCGGCGGGGTTGACCACGAGTTGGCGGTCGTGCACGTCGTAGCCCAGGGGCGGCAGACCGCCCATCCACAGCCCCTTCTTCTTGGCGGCGGCGATCTTGTCGCGGATGCGCTCGCTGGTGACCTCGCGCTCGAACTGGGCGAACGACAACAGCACGTTCAGCATCAGCCGCCCCATCGGGGTCGTGGTATTGAACTGCTGGGTGACCGAGACGAAGGACACGCCGTGGCGCTCGAACACCTCGACCATCTTGGAGAAGTCCGCGAGGTTTCTTGTGAGCCGGTCAATCTTGTAGACGACCACGATGTCGATCAGCCCGCTCTGAATATCGGCCATCAGGCGTTTCAAGGCGGGTCGCTCGGTGTTGCCGCCGGAGTAGCCCGGGTCGTCGTAGTCGTCGGCCACCGCAATCCAGCCCTCGGCGCGCTGGCTGGCGATGAAGGCATGGCCAGCCTCCTTCTGCGCGTCGATGGAGTTGAACTCCTGGTCGAGCCGCTCGTCCGAGGACACCCGGCAGTAGACCGCGCAGCGTTTGCGCGCCTTGGTGGAGGCGATTTCCGTCATCAGGCGCCTCCTTTCAGGCCGAAGAACAGCGGACCGCTCCAATGCTGGCCGGTGATGTGCCGAGCCACCGCCGTCAAGCTCTTGAAGGTGTGGCCCTCGTACTCGAAATGGCCCTCGGCATTGACCGTCACCCGATGCTCGCGCTCGCCCCATTCGCGCAGCAGCACGGTGCCCGGTGCGAAGTCGAACTTGCGCGGGCGCGCGCGCAGTTTGATCTTGGAGTGCTTCGCGCCGATGGCCTCAAGGCGCTGGCGCGTTTCGGGTGCGAGTCCGCCGAAGGCTTCTTCCTGCAGCTTGTAGGCGATACGGGATTCGACATGGGTGCGGTTCGGAAACTCCGGGCGCCGCTCGAAGTACCGATCCCAGAGCACCCAGAGTTCGGCCATCGGCAGGTGACTCAGCTCGGCGATCCGCGCCGCGACGGAAGCTTGTTTCTCGTTCATCACAACTTCTCCTGTTGAGAGGGGGTTGTATGAACGCGCTGGTCGGGCAAGAAGCCAAGGCGAACCGCGCTCTGTTCCAGCCCGGAAGACCCGAGGGTACGGACGATGGCGGCCGCAAGGATGGTGGTGATTTCGCCAGCACGGGCGCTGGCGCTCATCTCTGCCGGAGATGCAAGTTCGAGGTTTCTCATGACGGCTCCAGGGAATCGAAACCGCCAGGGATGATGTGCGCAGATTTCCGAAGCGGATCGCAACGCCGATCAATCGGCGCGGCGCGCTGACGCCTCAACGGCGGTCAGACGTCTTCGGTGACTGCTTCGATCGCAGCGCTGCGCGTGTCGCTGTCATCGACGATCACTCGATCGAGTGGGGTCAGCTTCAGCTGCCACGCCCGCGTGCCTGGGACCCTTTCGAGATAGTCGCGCCAGGGCGAGTGCTTGCCGGTGAAGAGGTTGGCCGGAGACGTGCAGCCCGTGCCGGCCATCAGCGCCTTCGTGTTGACGTGGGGCGTTCCTGCGGCCCAGGCCTCCACCAGCCGCTGCAAGACGGCGATCCTTGCTTTGCCCGTGACCCGCCACGGCGCCTTGCCCGGAAGGTACAGCGTCGCCGCGTGACCATCGGGGGCGACCTTGAGCGTCACCGTCGACCCGCCCATGGCCGCCAGTTGCCCGTGGCGATAGGCCACCTTCAGCCGGTCCAGGTCGATGGCGCTGCCGTTGCCCGCATCGGCGAGCACATCCTCGATGGGAATGACGACATTGGTGCCGGCGAATGGCAGCGGCGTCGAGGTCGTCGTCAACACCACGCCCGCCACCGGGCGCGGACGAAGCCTCAGCGCAGCGTCGACTTTCGCGTACGCGCGCTCGTGGGACATCCTGGAGGCGAAGTACAGCGCCACGGCATGGCCGTCGATGTCGATCTCGCCAAGGAACACCGGCTCGTCGTCGAAGTGCCGACTGCGGGGTCCTTTCAAGGCCGATCCCAGCGCCGTGATCAATTCCTCGCGCAACCAGTCCAGCTGCACCTTCCAGCGCCGGGCGAGACGGGCCGGCATGACCACGTCGCTGCCCGTCAGAGGATCGCGGTAGCGCACGGTGTCGGCATCGGCGCAGCGTTCGAGCACCACCTTCATCGGCTCGCCTTCGTCGACGGGGACCGACAGCTCGGCGATGCGCTCGCCTTCGATGAGGATGCCTTCGTCCTGCAGCCGCTCGATGTCGATGCCGAGCTTATGCAGTGCGAAGCCGTCCATCGGGCTGCTGGCGCTCTCCAGAAGCCGAGCCACCTGCGCGATCAGGCTCGGATCGTCCCGCCCGCAGCCCGGGTGCAGCGGTTTGCGCACCCCCAGGGCCTCGAGCAGTTGCATCCCGGCGCGGCGCAGGCGTTGGTCTTTCTCGCCAGCCAGGCTGCAGCGACCGGGCTCGGCCAGCACGATGGCCAGCGGGGTGGTCGCCGTCTCCCCCTCGAACACCAGTTCGGCCACCAGGGTCACGCCGAGCAAGGCGCTGGGCTGCGCGAAGGGATGGTTGCCCCAGCGCTCGTCGATCACCTCGTGCAGTTCTGCGCCGCTGTCGATGTGCAGCGTGACGGCGTCCGTGGCATGCCCAAGCAAAGCCTTGGCTTCGGTCAGATACAGCCGCTCGATGCGGCCCCCGTCGATGCGCGGCTTGGTGTCCTTCAGTGGCCGCGCAAAGCGCGACAGGTCGTAGCGCGAGCGGTCCAGCGGACGGTTCGACAAGGGAGCCTTGAAGCCGTGCCGGGACAGCACGTTGGCCAGCGGCGCACGGATGCCCAGTGTCGGAGCAAAGACTTCGACGAGCCCGCGATGGGGCGCGTAGATCAGGGTGGCGTCGCGCGCCGGGAAGTAGAAGAAGCTCTTGCGCTGGCGGTTGCGCATCTCCACCGCGGCCACCTGATCGCCGGCGAAACGCACCACGAGGTAGTGTGTCGCCTGGGTCTGGCCTTGCCGGTTCGGCTCCTCCATGGCCACGTGGATGACCTCGCAGGGCTCGGCCAGCCGCATCGCCTCGGTGAGTTGCGCTTCCAGCCGGTCCTTGACCTCATCGTTCCACAGGAAGGGCGGCGCCTCGCCAGGCACGTCGAACGCGTCGTGCAGGCGTTTGAGCCCCTTCAGGTCCTGGGTGTTGACGATGGACTCGGCAGTGTCGAAGAGCTTGATCGAGGCCTCGCTGTGCGTGCGCATCCACACCGCGCGACCGACCTCGCCGCCTTCTTGCGCACGAAACCGTGCGAGCAGGTCCTCGTCGTAGAGCTGCTCGGCGACGGTGGCGAGGATGGCGGCCCCGCGCACGGTGCTCAGGCGCAGCACCCGCAAAGCTTCGCGCTCGGCCGGATCGCGCTGCTCCTTGCGCAGGTGCTTGATGTGCTCGATGAGGGCAGCGCTCAGCCCCTCGTCGGGCTGCGTCCAATCAAACCCGCGCTGCAGTCCCAGGCACTCGGGCAGGCCGGCGAACAGCTTGAGGACTGAGGCCGGCACGCGCTCGACCAGCTCCAGCAGACAGTGTGCGTTGGTCAGGGTCTTCTTGCCCATGCTCCCTCCGATACAGCGCGGTGCCTCACATGGCCATGACCCATGGGCGCATCACCGCCACCGATTGCGTCAGCCCCTGCGCCAGCAGGGTGTCCAGGTAGTCGTCCGCCGACTTGGGCGGGTTCTTCAGACTGCGGCGGTGGCGGGCGACTGCTTCGAGCACGCCGGCCGGGTGCAGATCCAGCAGATCGACGATGAAGTCGTCCGGATGCTGCGCCGCGAGGTTGTAGGGCTTGAGCGCCTCAGCGGGGAAGTCCTTGAGGTTGAATGTCACGATGAGGCTGGCGCCGGCGTGGATGGCGGCCGCCACCACATGGCGGTCGCTGGGGTCGGGCAACTCGATCGAGGCAATCAGGTACTCGAAGCCGGTGACTAGGCAGTCGCGGACGTGGGCGTTCATCAGCCGCCGCGTGCGCTCGAGCTGTTCGACCGAGAGATCGGGACGGCTGGCCAGCACGTGGCGCATCCACTCGTCGTGAATCATGTCGCTCCAGCGCGCCCGGTACAGGTCCGACAGCGCCAGATGCATCAGCAGGTCGCGCAGGGGCGCGGGATAGAGCACGCAGGCGTCGTAGACGACGGTGAAGTGCGAGCTCATCCGCTCAGTACCCCATGCCGAGTTCCTGGGCCTGCGCGGCCAGTTCGTCGAGGGCCTTGCGGCGCTCGGCATCGATCCGGTGCTTGTAGGCGATCACGTCCTGGTAGCGCACGCGACGATGCGTGCCGATCTTGTGGAACGGGATCTCGCCTTTTTCCAGCAACTGCACGAGGAAGGGCCGCGAGACGTTGAGCAGGTCGGCCGCTTCCTGCGTGGTCAGTTCGGCGTGGATGGGGATGACGGTGACGGCATTGCCCTGGCCGATCTCGGTCAGCACGTCCAGCAGCAACCGCAGCGCCGTGGTCGGCAGCGTCACCGAGCGCACCGCGCCCTTGTCGTCGTGGAAATCGATCTGCTGGGTCTCGGCGCGCGTTTGCAGCACCGTCGAGAGCACGCGCCCGGACTCCCGGGCGAGCGCGACGTCCTCGGCCGAGGGCAGCGCCTTGGGGATGGTGGGGGTCGTCATGGGGCTCTCCAGACAGGGGGTGATTCTCAGCAAGGGGCAGTATAACCGAAACGAACGAAATCGCAATAAACGAAATGCCTGGTGGATATTGAGGTGCATCAATGACTTAGGCGAGCGGCGGCCGCACCGGAGGAGGCGCCCTATCGGTGCCATCGCCTAAAAGACTCGCGCCCAAGCCCAAAGCCCCGGCCCATGGAATAAAGGCTCCCAAACACAAGGAGCCTTGCCATGCCAATCCTCGCTGCACCTGTTCAATCCGGCCGGGATGCCCGCCCCGCATCGGCACCGGATGCGCCACCCATCGCTCTGAACGAGTTCGAACTCGCCGCCCGCTGGCGGTTGTCCGTCCACACCCTGCGCCGTTGGCGGCAGGAGCAACTCGGCCCCGTCTTCTGCAAGCTCGGCTCGCGCGTCACCTACCTGATCAGCGACGTCGAGGCCTTCGAGCGGCGCGTCTCGCGCTACTCGACGTCCGCTCGGGCGTACCAGTGAGGGGGCGGCCATGAGCGACCTCACTCTCTACCCCGCCGACCTCGCCGCGATGTCCGTCGGCCAGCTGGCCGCACTGCCGCCCGCCCAGAAGGCGGAGATCAGCCGCAACCTGGACGAAGCGCTCGCCTGGCTCAAGCAGGCCCGCGCCAAGTTCGACGCTGCGCTGGAGGCCGCCTACGGCGAGCAGGCCCGTGCTGCCCGCCTCGAGGCGGGCAAGGACTTCGGCGTCGTGCATCTGAACGACGGACCGCTGCGCGTGACGGTCGATGTCCCGAAGCGCGTGTCCTGGGACCAGGTGCAACTGGCGGCGATTGCCCGGCGCATCGCCGCCGCCGGCGAGAAGGTCGAGGACTACCTGGACGTCGAGTTCAGCGTGTCCGAGTCGCGCTTCAACAACTGGCCCGCCGCGCTGCGCTCGCAGTTCGAAGCCGCGCGCACGGTCAAGCCTGGCAAGCCCACGTTCAGGCTGGCTCTCGATGAGGAGGTGGCGTGATGGCCCTTCCCATCATCACCGCCGATCAGCGGCTGCGCGAGAAGCAGGGCGTCAAGCTCGTGCTGCTGGGCAAAAGCGGCATCGGCAAGACCAGCCAGTTAAAGACCCTGCCCGAAGCCTCGACCCTGTTCGTCGACCTCGAGGCCGGGGATCTGGCCGTCAAGGACTGGCGCGGCGACTGCGTGCGCCCGAGCACCTGGGCGGAGTTCCGCGATCTCGTGGTGTTCCTCGCCGGCCCGAACCCGGCGCTGCCCCTGGACGCACCGTTCTCCGAGGCGCATTACCGGCATGTGTGCGAGCGCTACGGCGATCCCGTTCAACTCGCCAAGTACGACACCTACTTCGTCGACTCGATCACGGTACTCGCGCGCCTGGCGCTCGTCTGGGCCAAGACCCAGCCGCAGGCCTACAGCGAACGCACCGGCAAGCCCGACACCCGCGGCGCCTACGGCCTGCTGGGCAGCGAACTCATCGGGGCGCTGACCCACCTGCAGCACGCGCGCGGCAAGCACGTCGTGTTCGTGGCCATCCTTGACGAGCGCTTGGACGACTTCAACCGCAAGGTCTTCGTGCCGCAGATCGAGGGCGCCAAGACCGCCGCCGAGCTGCCCGGCATCGTCGACGAGGTGGTCACCTTGGCCGAGATCAAGGCCGAGGACGGCAGCGCGTATCGCGCCTTCGTCTGCCACACCGTCAATCCCTGGGGCTACCCCGCCAAAGACAGAAGCGGGCGACTCGATCTTGTCGAGCCGCCCAATCTCGCCGCGCTGATCGCCAAGTGCGCCAGCGCAACGTCAACCCTAGCAACGAGAGGAGCATAACATGTCCTGGACCGACTTCAACGACGCCCAAGCGCAGCAGCAAGGCTTTGACCTCATTCCGCATGGCACGCTGGCCCGCGTGCGTCTGACGATCAAGCCCGGCGGCTACGACGACCCCAGCCAAGGCTGGACAGGCGGCTGGGCGACCCAGAGCTATGAGACCGGCTCGGTCTATCTCGCGTGTGAAGGCGTGGTGCTGGAGGGCCCCTACGCCCGCCGCAAGGTGTGGTGGAACATCGGGCTGCATTCGCCCAAGGGGCCGACCTGGGGTCAGATGGGCCGCAGCTTCGTGCGCGCCGTGCTCAATTCCGCCCGCAACGTCCATCCCCAGGACATGAGCCCGCAGGCCGCCGCCGCGCGGCGCATCCAGGGTTTCCACGAACTCGACGGCATCGAGTTCCTCGCCCGCATCGACATCGAGAAGGACGGCCGCGGCGCGGACAAGAACACCATCAAGACCGTCATCGAGCCCGATCACAAGGACTACGCCGCCTTGATGGGGCTGCCGCCCAAGAGCCCCGGCGGCGGCGCCAGCGGTGCACCAGCAGCGGCCATCCCGCCGCAGGCGATGCCGCCAGCCGCCCCGCAACGCCCCGCCGTGCCGGGCAAACCGGCCTGGGCGCAGTGAGAGGAGGGCCGGTGAAGTGCTGGGTCTGCAAACGACAGGCGCGCGGCTACGGCCACTCGGACCTTCGGCATCCGGTGGGCGACGCCCGGCGCTATCCGATCGACTGGGTGTTCTGCTCGCGGCGTTGCCAGCAGGCGTTTCACGCGCTCTACGGTCAGTGGCTGCGGGTGCAGGAAGGACGCACGCCCAAGACGGAGGTGGCCATGATCGATCCGTCTGACGTCGAACTCGCCGCGATGCGGAAGTGCCTCAAGGCCTTCGGCGCGGCGGCAGAAAGCATCGGCTTCGACAAGCCGCTGGGCGAGTATTCCGAGGCCGAGGCGCTGCAGGTGATCGACGCCATCGTCACCTGCTACACGGACGCGATGGTCGAGCACCACGAGGCGACCAAGTATCCGCCGGTGCGGGGCTTGAAAGATCCGGTGTCCGACCCCTTCGCCGACCTCGAGGACGATCTGCCGTGGGAGGAGCCGAAGGCTCAAGCGCAGACGGCACGCACGGCAGCACCCAAGGAGGCGCGGCGATGATGGACTTCAACGCCTCCAAGAGCCTGTCGGGTCAGCTCACGGCGCTGATCGATGCCGGGATGCAGCAGTCTCGCGCGGCGCAGCCTCGCCGCACGTACCTGGGCGCCTCGCGCCTCGGGGTCGCCTGCGAGCGCGCGCTGCAGTACGAGTTTGCCGACGCTCCGGTCGATCCGGGTCGTGAGGCTGACGGTCGGATGCTGCGTATCTTCGAGCGCGGGCACGTCATCGAAGAATGCATGGTCGGATGGCTGCGCGCGGCGGGCTTCGATCTGCGCACGCGCGACGACGCGGGCGAGCAATTCGGCTTCTCGGCGCTGGACGGGCGCCTGCAGGGCCACGTCGATGGCGTCATCGTCGCCGGGCCCGACCTGGGGTTCGGTTGCGGCTACCCGGCGCTGTGGGAGAACAAGTGCTTGGGAGCGAAGTCGTGGCGCGAGTTGGAGAAGCACCGGCTCGCGTCTGCCCGCCCCGTCTACGCCGCCCAGGTCGCGCTCTACCAGGCCTATCTCGAACTGCACGCGCATCCGGCCCTGTTCACCGCAGTCAACGCCGACACCATGGAGATCCACGCCGAGTGGGTGCCGTTCGACGCCCATCTGGCGCAGCGCATGTCCGACCGGGCGGTCAAGGTCATCATGGCGACCGAAGCCGGCGAACTGCTGCCGCGCGCCTTCGCCGAGCCCACCCATGTCGAGTGCCGGATGTGCCCGTGGCAGGACCGGTGCTGGAGGGGTCAGGCATGAGTACCAAGCTCGATGCCGTCACGGCCGTCGAACCGATGATCGACGCCAAGCAGGCGGCCGCCTCGCTTCGGCTTCCGTACTACTGGTTCGCCGACCCGGCGATGCGCAACAAGTACCGCATTCCGCACTATCTCCTGGGTGGGCTGGTGCGCTACCGGCTGTCGGAACTGCAGGCTTGGGCCTCGCACCACGCGTCAGCCGTCGCCCGCCGCGCGTCGGATGGCAACGAGGAGGGCGACGCATGATCGATTTCAACGATCGCCCGGCCCCGTTCGCCGAAGCGGACCCCACCGCGCGCCGCAAGGAGATTCGCGCCGCCCTACTGGCGCGGCTGGAGTCAGTGCTGATGACGCTGCTGCCCGCCGGCAAGAAGCGCGGGCAGACGTACCGGGTCGGCGATGTGCTGGGCAGCCCGGGCGATAGTCTGGAAGTTTCGCTCAAGGACGACACGGCAGGTCTGTGGCGCGACCACGCCACGGGCGAGGGCGGCGACATCTTCGACCTGATTGCCGCCCACCACGGGCTCGATGCCCAGACCGACTTTGCCCGCGTGCTTGAGGTCGCCGGGCAACTGGCCGGCAGGGCTGCTCGCCTGCCATCCAAGCGCAAGAAGGCGGAGCCGCCAACCGATGAGCTAGGGCCGGCCACCGCCAAGTGGGACTACCTGGACGCCGACGGCCGCCTGATTGCCGTCGTCTACCGCTACGACCCGCCTGGCCGCAGAAAGGAATTCCGGCCGTGGGACGTCAAGCGGCGCAGAATGGCCCCGCCCGATCCGCGGCCGCTGTACAACCAGCCGGGGATCAAGGCGGCCGATCAGGTCATCCTGGTCGAGGGCGAAAAGTGCTCGCAGGCGCTCATCGACGCAGGCTTCTGCGCCACCACCGCCATGCACGGGGCCAACGCCCCGGTGGACAAGACCGACTGGTCGCCGCTTGCGGGCAAGTCGGTGCTGATCTGGCCGGATCGGGACAAACCGGGATTCGGCTATGCCGAGGCTGCCTCGCAAGCCGTGCTCATGGCCGGCGCCGCCTCCTGCGCCATCTTGCTGCCACCCGACGATAAACCCGAGGGGTGGGATGCGGCCGATGCCGTGGCCGAGGGCTTCGATGTGGCGGGTTTTGTGGTCACTGGCCCGCGCATGACGATACAGCCAGAACAAGAGGATGCGCCCGAGCACACAACGGATGCCGCGCACGGTGGGGCTTCGGTGTTGGGCTCGGAGGATGCGTTGGCGCTGAGTTTTACCCGCCGCTACCAGCGCGATTGGCGCTACGTGGCGGCCTGGGGCAAATGGCTGATGTGGGATGGGCAGCGTTGGCGGGCCGAGGAGACGCTGGCCGCGACCGACCTGATTCGCCACGTCTGTCGCCACGCGGCGGTCCGCGCTGACAACGCTCGGCTCGCGACCAAGCTCGCCGCCAGCAGCACCGTCGGCGGAGTAGAGCGTCTGGCCCGCACCGACCGCCGTCACGCGGCGACCCCCGACGAGTGGGATGCCGATCCGTGGCTGCTCAACACGCAGGGCGGGGTCGTCGACCTGCGCACCGGCCGGATGCGCCCGCACGACCGTGCCGATCGGATGACCAAGATCGCCCCGGCGACCTTGGTGCCGGGCAGCGCCTGCCCGACCTGGATACGGTTTCTCGAGCAGGTCACTGGGGGCGATGCCGAACTGCAGGCCTACCTGCAGCGCATGGTCGGCTACTGCCTGACCGGCTCGACGGCGGAGCACGCGCTGTTTTTCCTCTATGGCACGGGCGCCAATGGCAAGTCGGTGTTCGTCAACACGCTTGCCACGATCTTAGGCGACTACGCCGCCAATGCACCGATGGACACCTTCATGGAGGCGCGCGGCGACCGTCACCCGACCGACCTGGCGGGGTTGCGCGGCGCACGGCTGGTGACGGCGACCGAGACCGAGCAGGGGCGGCGGTGGAACGAGGCCAAGATCAAGGAGATCACCGGCGGCGACCGCATTACGGCGCGATTCATGCGGCAGGACTTCTTCACCTATGTTCCGCAGTTCAAGCTGGTGATCGCGGGCAACCACAAGCCCGCCATCCGCAATGTTGATGAGGCGATGCGCCGGCGGCTGCACCTGATCCCCTTTACCGTGACCATCCCGCCCGAACGACGCGACAAGACACTGCAGCAGAAGCTGCTGGCCGAGCGCGACGGGATTCTCGCCTGGGCGGTGCAAGGGTGTCTTGCCTGGCAGCGCGAGGGGCTGCGCCCGCCGCAGTCGGTGCTAGATGCGACGGACGAGTACTTCGAGGCGGAAGACGCCCTGGGCCGTTGGCTCGAGGAGCGATGCGTGCGCGACCCGAACGCCAAGTCGCTAGTCGCCGAACTCTTCAGCGATTGGAAGCAGTGGGCAGAGGCGGCCGGGGAGTTCGTGGGATCGCAAAAGCGCTTCTCTGATCTGCTGCTCACCCGAGGATTGGAGAAGTGGCGCAACGGCATGGGACTGCGGGGGTTTCGGGGAGTGGGTCTGAAAGAGACCCCGAAGGACCGCTTCACGCCCTATGTCGATAGATGACTGAACCACAAATCCGGACCTGACGGGTCTGACGGGTCTGACGGATTTACTTATTTACCCGTACACGCGCGCGCGCGTAGGAAGTTAACCGGCAAACCCGTCAGATCCGTCAGACCGCCTAAAACACAGGAATGACGAGCATGACGACAACGATCCTGGCCCTTGACCTGGGCATCACCACCGGCTGGGCGCTGCTGGGGCGTGACGGCCTCATCAGCGGCGGCAGCGAGTCCTTCAGGCCGCAGCGCTTCGAAGGCGGCGGGATGCGCTTCTTGCGCTTCAAGCGCTGGCTTGCCGACATCAAGCGGTGCGCCGATGGCATCGACTGGGTGGTGTTTGAGGAGGTGCGCAAACACGCCGGCGTGGATGCCGCGCACGCCTACGGCGGCTTTCTGGCGACGCTCACGTCCTGGTGCGAACACCACGGCATCCCTTACCAGGGTGTGCCAGTGGGCACGATCAAGCGTCACGCAACCGGTCGTGGCAACGCCAACAAGGCCGAGATGATCGCGGCCGCCAAGGCGCGCGGCATCACGCCGGTCGATGACAACCACGCCGATGCGCTGGCGCTGCTCAACTGGGCAATGGCCCAAGGGGGCGAGGCATGAACACGCACACCCCATCCATCTACTGCGCCCTGGGCAGAGTGGCACCGCAGTCACCAGCCAGCACGGACGAACTGCGCGCAATGCGCGCGGCGGCCTGGCACAAACAAGGCATCGTGGTCGTGCCGCTCGACGAGATCTACGACGAGTGGGAGCGGGCGTTCCTGTCTGGCATCGCCACCCGGCTCTACGGCGCGCGCAGCCCGAAGACACAGCGCGATCGCTCGTGGCGCGAAATCAGGGAGGGCGAGCGATGAAGCCGAAGAAGACCCGAGCCGTCAACAGCCACGCCGAGCGCAAGCCGCGCATCGGCGATGAGCGCCTGCGGCCGGACGGCAGCCTCATTCGCTACGTGCGGGAAGAGGGGGAAGATGGTTACCCCGTCGAGCACTACCGCACCGTGGACACGCTGGCGCTGATGCTCAGACACGGCAGCATCACGCCCGCGATGCACGATGCGGGGCAGCATTTCGCCCAGGACTTCGCGCGTGCCTTTGCCAGCGGCGTGGCCAGCCCTCGGCTCGATGGCTTGCCAGCGGGCACGGCACGTGTGGAGCACATGGTCGAGCGAAATGCTGGCGCGGCGCGCGCCGTGAAGCAAGCGCTCGATGCCGTCGGCGGCATCAGCAGCCCAGCAGGCACCGCGTTGTGGTTCGTGGCAGGGGTTGGGATGTCGATCATCGATCTGGCCCGCCGGATGTCGTGCAACCGACACGAGGCCAAAGGCTACTTGGTGGCGGCGCTGTCGATTGCTGCCAAGTTTTACGGATACGGGCGTTGACAGCGTGGTACCACGAAGGCATACTATTGCGGTAGTTGTGGTAAGTGCGCCCACCGGGGAGACCTGGGTGGGCGCTGTCGTTTCTGGGCCTGGCGTTCGCCTCTCTGCCCAGCGCTGGAGACTCCCCCATGAAACTTCTCATCACCCGCCCGGTGGTCGTCACCGGCGACGGCGGCACGCGCTCGTTTGTCCCGGGCCTGACGGTCGAGGTCGACGCAGCCACCGCCGAACAGATCCTGGCGCAGCAGGCGGGCATCGCTGCCGAGCCTGTTGCAAACACCGAAGCGCCAGCCACTCCTCGCCGCCGGAAGTCCGCCGATGCTGAAACTTGACGTCACCGCCGATGTGGCCAAAGCGACTGAGCACCTCTCGGAACTGGCCCAGCAGCACGTACCCAATGCTGCCTCCAAGGCCCTGACCCGCACGGCGTTCGACGCCCGCGATGCAGTGCGCGACGGTCTGCCCGAGCGCTTCAACCTGCGCCGGCCGTGGATAAGCCAGGGCATAGGCGTGACGCCGGCCAAGCCGCGCACGCTGATGGCCGAGGTCTGGTCGCGCGACCGCTTCATGGCGCTGCAGGAGTCCGGTGGCACCAAGACCGGCAAGCTGGCGATTCCGGTCGGGCCGATGGCACAGACCGCCCAGACCCGCGTCATCCCCAAGAGCCAGTGGCCGGGCCGACTCTTGGCAAAGAAGAACGTGTTCTACCGCGCCGGTGCCGTGTTCGAGCGTCGTGACGAGAAGCGCATCCTGGCCTTGTACCTGCTGCGCCGCCAGCAGAAGGTCGAGCCGCGCTTTGGCATGGCCGACACCGTGCGAAGCGTGGCTCTGCGGGAGTACCAACGGCAGATGGAGCGGGCGCTGCGGGAAGAGCTGACGAAGGGCTGAAGCGTGCGTCGGAACACTGAAAGTCGATAGCCCTAAAAAGCGACAGGAAGCGTTTTGAGCGATTTTGCGATGCGGGCATCTCCGAGCATTGCCAGGGCTGCAATTGCGCCTCTGGCGACGATTAACGGGTCCTCCCGGGCCATCTGAAACGCGGGGGCCGCGCGCAGCGCGACGCTTGCCTAGCGTCAGGGCAAAAAACAGGTTGCCAGTTGCCACCCAGGTTTCCACCCGTATTCATGCCGAGGTGATCCATCCATGACGGTTAACTGACCCGAGCAGCCCGGAGGAATGCGATGGGATTGTCCGTCCGGGCCTATGCCCAACACCGTGGCGTGAGCCACACCGCTGTGGCCAAGGCCATCAAGGCCGGGCGCATCAGCGTCGAGCCCGACGGCACCATTGACCCGGCCAAGGCCGATGCCCAGTGGGCGCGCAACACGCTGCCGTCACAGAGCCTGAACATCGGTGCCAAGAAGCCTGCGGCCAAGGTGGAAACCCCGCCGGTTTCCACCCCGGTTTCCACCCCGCCGTTGGAAACCCGGGCTGCCGCACCTGACTACCAGACCAGCCGCGCCATCCGCGAGGCCTACGCCGCGCGCCTGGCCAAGCTCGAATTCGAAGAACGCACGGGCAAGCTGCTCAACGCCGACGAGGTGAAGGTCAAGTACTTCAACCTCGCGCGGCTGCTGCGTGACCGCATCCAGCAGATTCCCCGCAAGGTCGCCCCGCAGATCGTGGCGGCCGTGGTCGCACAACCCGACCAGCGCGTGGTGGAAGACCTGCTGATGGAGGCGATCCGCGAAGCCCTAGAGGAACTCTCACGATGACCGTCACCCCTGCCATGGCCAGCCGCATCGAGATGTGGCCACTGGATCGGCTCAAACCCTACCAGAGAAATGCCCGTACTCACTCCGATGCCCAGGTGGCACAGATCGCCGCCAGCATCGTCGAGTTTGGCTTTACCGCGCCGATCTTGGTGTCGGAAGACGGCGGCATTCTCGCTGGTCATGGTCGCTTGGCCGCCGCCAGAAAGCTCGATCTGGACGCAGTGCCTGTGGTGGTGCTCGACCACCTGACGCCCACCCAGCGCCGCGCCTACATCCTGGCCGACAACCGCCTGGCGCTGCAGGCCGGGTGGGATGAGGAGTTACTGGCATCCGAGCTGGCCGATCTGTCCGTGGCCGGTTTCGACCTGGCGCTGACCGGCTTTAGCGACGACGAGCTGGCCGAACTGCTGGCCGACGACGACGCAGACGACGGCACGCCCGGGGCAGAGACAAGCGAAGAGCCCACGCCAGACGCCGACGACATCACGGTGCCGCGCATCGTCATCAGCCGCCCGGGCGACATCTGGCGGCTGGGTGAGCATCGCCTCATCTGCGCCGACTCGGCCGACAGCGCCGCCATCGAGCGCTTGATGGCTGGCGAGCGTGCGGCGCTGCTCTTTACCAGCCCGCCCTATGCCAACCAGCGCAACTACACCACGGGCGGCATTGCGGACTGGGATGCGCTCATGCAAGGCGTCTTTGCCGCGGCCATGCCGATCATGCGCGCCGACGGCCAGATGCTGGTCAACCTGGGCCTGGTGCATCGCGATGGTGAATGGCAGCCCTACTGGGACGGCTGGATCGAGTGGATGCGCGCGCAAGGCTGGCGGCGCTTTGGCTGGTACGTGTGGGATCAGGGCGTGACGGTGCCGGGGGATTGGGTAGGACGCCTGGCCCCGCGCCACGAGTTCATCTTCCACTTCAACCGGCAGAGCCGCAAACCCAACAAGATCGTGCCCTGCAAGTGGGCCGGGCACGAGACGCACCTGCGCGCCGACGGATCGTCCACCGCGATGCGCGGCAAGGACGGCACGGTCGGCGCCTGGTGCCACGCCGGGCTGCCCACGCAGGACTACCGCATCCCGGACTCGGTCATCACGGTCACCCGCCAGCGCGGGCCGATCGACAAAGAACGAGAGATCGACCACCCGGCGGTCTTTCCCATCGGCTTGCCCAAGTTCGTGATGGAGGCTTACACCGACGCGGGCGACGTCGTCTTCGAGCCGTTCTCGGGCTCGGGCACCACGATCTTGGCGGGTGAGGCGTGCGGTCGCACGGTGCGCGCATCGGAACTAGCGCCCGAGTACGTCGATGTCGCGGTGATTCGCTGGATGAAGGCCCACCCGGATCAGACCCCAGTGCTGGAGGCCACCGGACAGACCTGGGACGAAATCAAGGCCGAGCGCGAGCCGGAAGGCGTCACGGCGACATATGGCGACTCGAAGAAGCGTATGTCGGACGTCTTCAACGACCGTATGGCCAAGATAGAGAACCCGCCTTATCAACCCTGGGGTCGCAACAGGAAATGAACTGGATCGCTGACAAGCTGGAGCACTGGCCAATCGATCGCCTGTTGCCCTATATCCGAAATGCCCGCACCCACTCCGAGGCCCAGATCGCCCAGATCGCGGCGAGCATCGCCGAGTTCGGCTTCACTGCGCCGATCCTGGCCGGGTCGGACGGCGTGATCGTGGCCGGTCACGGGCGTTTGGCGGCGGCGCGCAAGCTGGGGCTTACCACCGTGCCGGTCGTGGTGCTTGACCACCTCACGCCGACCCAGCGTCGGGCGCTGGTGATCGCCGACAATCGGCTCGCGGAACTCGCGACCTGGGACGATGCCATGTTGCGCGTGGAGCTCGAAGCGCTGCAAGACGAAGGCTTCGATCTCGATCTCACCGGGTTCGACGCCGATGCACTGGCCGAGTTGCTGGCCGATGAGGAACCACAGATCGATGGCCGGACGGAGGACGACGCCGCGCCCGACGTGCCCGAGGAACCCGTCTCACGGCCGGGCGACGTCTGGCGACTCGGGCCGCACCGCCTGGTCTGCGGCGACGCAACCACCGCCGAGGCCTACGCGCGCCTGTTCCTGGACGGCGAACAGGCGGACATGGTGTTCACCGATCCGCCCTACAACGTGAACTACGCCAACAGCGCGAAGGACAAGCTGCGCGGCAAACACCGCCCCATCCTCAACGATGCGCTGGGCGAAGGCTTCTACGATTTCCTCTACGACGCGCTGGCGCTGATCATGGCGCACACCCGAGGCGCGATCTACGTCGCCATGTCGTCGAGCGAGCTCGACACCCTGCAGGCGGCGTTCCGCGCCGCCGGTGGCAAGTGGTCGACCTTCATCATCTGGGCCAAGAACACCTTCACGCTGGGGCGATCGGACTACCAGCGCCAGTACGAACCGATCCTGTACGGCTGGCCCGAGGGTGCCACGCGCCACTGGTGCGGCGACCGCGACCAAGGCGACGTGTGGCACTTCAACAAGCCGCAGAAGAACGACCTGCACCCGACGATGAAGCCGGTCGAACTGGTCGAGCGTGCGATCCGCAACTCCAGCCGCCCGGGCGACGTGGTGCTCGACCCCTTCGGCGGTTCCGGCACCACCCTGATTGCCGCCGAGAAGGCCGGGCGCGTGGCGCGGCTGATCGAGCTCGACCCGAAGTACGTCGATGTGATCGTGCGCCGCTGGCAGGACTACACCGGCGAGCAAGCCACCCGCGCGGCGGATGGCGTGGCGTTCGACGATCTGTCAGGTGTCGGAGAATCGCGGATAGAGGTCGCCGCTGGTGATGTCGGCCAGGTAGGTCATGTTTTCGAACTCGCCGAGTCTATCGGCCAGAATGACGCCTCCGACTGACTGGATCGCCACCCCGTAGATTCGGGTCAGCCGGGTCAGTTCCGCAATGAACTTGTCGTAGTTGGCTTCGATTTGCCGCTTGGTGAGGACGGTGGGCATGTCGATCTCCTTACGCGGCTTCGGCTTCGAAGGACTCGTCGGTCACTTCGCAGTGAATCACAAACCCGGTGAGGTAAGGCAGCCCCTTGGGGATGCCGTAGTCCTTGCTAGTCTGGCGGCCAATCGTCCAGCCCATCCAGCGGGTGACCGCCGCGTCGATCGCCTGCCCGATGTCGTTGCCAACCAGCATCTGATTGAGGACGTCGTCGGCGAAGTGGCGCCCGTGGCGGCTGTCGAGGAAGGCGCGCACCGATTCGAGGGGCTGGCCGGTGGCCTCGGAGACTGCGGTCATCGCGATCGGCCAGGCGGCGTCGGCGTGTTCGTTCATCGTGCCGTAAAAGCCCCAGGCGTCGTTCTGGGCGGCGGGGATTTGCTTGGTGGTCATTGTTTTCTCCTACGGATTGGTGGTTGCGATACCCGTATGAACGCGCTGTTCGATGGAGAAGCCAAGCGCTTTTTCAATCGAATCGGGCCAGGGCGTGACCCGGATGGTCGTGGGGTCGTAAATCTGCTCGCGCGCACGGGATAGGGCGGCGAAGGCCTTATTGAGAGCTTCTCTCTCCGTCTTTGCCCGGACGTGGAACACGACGCAGTCGTGATGATCGGTGGTGCGGATCGCATTCACTGACCAACGGCGCGATGGGGCAGCTGGTCTGGTCTTTTGTCGGCCTGTCCCGCCGCACTTGAAGCACACGCCGCCCAGCACGTTGGCGTAATGGGGAAGGCGCCCCTTCCCCTCGCAGCGTGTGCATGGATAGGTTTGGGGCGTCTTCATCGCTTACTCCTGGTTGGCGGCGCGGGCGACTTCGTGCGCGCGGGCCAGTTCTGCTTGCGCCTCCGCGATCAAGTCCAGGCGCAGGTTGGGCAGGATGTTGCTGGCCAGCTCGTTCAGGAGCCAGTTCATCGTTTTTGCTTGGTCGTGAACCGTTTCGGCTCCTTCAAATCGCTCGGCGTAACGGTCGAGCTCGCGCAAGCTGCGCTCCAGGGTGCTGCGTGCCTGGGCGATGGCCTCGCGGGCGTTGCGTTGGGCGGCGTCGATCAGGTAATCGCGTTCGGTTTTCATGGAGGGCTCCTTTCGGTGGGTGGTTGCGACACCCGTATGAACGCGCTGTTCGATCGAGAAGCCAAGCATCAGATCGTTGATTTATACCTTTGGGAAACGGCGCGGCTTTATGCCGCGCCTTTGACGATCACTGAATCCGGTAGATGCGCTCGCCGCCCTCGGGTCTTTCCGAGGTGATGGTGAGTCCGAGTTTCTTCTTGACCGCCCCGGCAAAGGTGCCGCGTACCGTGTGCGCCTGCCAGCCCGTGGCCTCGCAGATCTGCGCAATGGTGGCGCCCTCGGGACGCTGCAGCATCGCGATCACCAGCGCCTGCTTGCTGTGCTCGCGACCGCGCTTCGGCGCGGCATCGGGCTGGTCCTGTTGCCAGCTGGCTTCGGCGGCGGCGACCGCTGCTTCCAGTTCCGGATCGCTGGCCAGCGGCGGCGTGGCAACGCTGGTGGCCACCGTCGGCGGCAGGACATCTTCCGGCTGCGCCTCGCCCTTGATGATGGCGATGGCTGCCGAGGTCAGGCGCCACTGGCCGCCTTGCTGCTCGATCAACCCCCGCTGCGCGAGGCTGGCGATCATCTTGAGCTTGGCGCCGCCCTTGAGGTCGAGCAGCGGCTCGATCAGGCCACCGGCGTCGCAATGCGCGCGGGTGATGAGATCGAGTTGGCGTTCGGTGATGGGGGTGGTTTGTGCAGACATGGTGTTTCTCCTGGTCGTTGGATGGATCGGCGCGAGTCAGTCTTCCCACAGGTGCTCGCCATCGAGGCTGATCCACAGGCGCGCATCGCGCACGGTGGCCATCTCGCGCACCGGCAGGCCGGTTTTGAGGTGGGTGCCGGTCTTGCCGGTGAAGTCGTAACGCTGGCCGTCGTACATCACGGTCGCTGGGCCTTGATCGTTGAACTCGACGCGGATCAGGCGGGTGCCGAGGGCGTTGCCGTTGGTGTCGGTGACCTGGGGTTGGCGGATGCGCAGGGTCATGGTCTGCTCCTTGGTGCGTGGTGATCGGGTGAGGTGATGAACGCGCTGTTCGCGTGAGAAGTCAAGCGTTCTTGCTTGGCTTCGCATTGCTCGTCAGACCTTGCGCAACACCGCGATGCCGGCCTGCGCCAGTTCGAGCGCGGCGGCGTGGAAGGCCATCTCGCCGACCCAGGGCGCAGCCCTTGCGTCGTCAAACAAGCGGTCGATGACCGGCCGGGCCTTGGCGCGCATCGCGGCGCAGGCGGCTTCGAGCTCGTCGCGGCTGGCGGCGGCCACCTCCTTGCGGCAAGTGCGCACCAGCACGGTCAGGGCGGCCTCGGCGAGCTTGGTGGCGAGAAGGTCGGGGATGTGGGGGTTCATCGGGCGTCCTTTCGATCGGGTGGTTCGGGGTGACGTGATGAACGCGCTGTTCGCGTGAGAAGCCAAGCGTTCGGTCCATCTATTTCGCATCGGAGTGGCTTGTGTTCGACACTGCTGAATCGGCGGTCGAATCCGCCTGGAAACGGGGCCTCGCGCCCGACCCCATCCTCACCGTCGATGACTGGGCCAACCGCCACCGGATGCTGTCGTCGGTCGCCTCAGCCGAACCCGGCCGCTGGTCGACGAGTCGCACGCCGTATCTCAAGGAGGTGATGGATGCGCTGTCGGCCACCTCGCGCATCGAGCGTGTTGTGTTCATGGCCGGAGGGCAGGTGGGTAAAACCGAATGCGGACTCAACTGGGTCGGCTACGTCATCCACCACGCCCCGGGGCCGATGTTGCTGGTGCAGCCCACGGTGGAAGGCGCCAAGCGCGTCTCCAAGCAACGGGTGGATGCCCTGATCGAGGCGAGCCCTGAACTCGCCAGCCGGGTGAAAGACCCACGGTCACGCGACTCCGGCAATACCCAACTGATGAAGGAGTTTCCCGGCGGCGTGCTGATCATGACCGGCGCCAACTCGGCGGTGGGCCTGCGATCGATGCCGGTGCGTTACCTGTTTCTCGATGAGGTGGATGGTTATCCGGGCGATGCGGATGGCGAAGGCGATCCAGTGGCGCTCGCCGTGCAGCGGGCCGCCACCTTCGTCAATCGCAAGGTCTATCTGTGCTCAACCCCGACGCTCAAAGGCTTCTCGCGCATCGAGGCGGCCTACCTGGAGTCGGACCAGCGGGTGTTCGAGGTGCCTTGCGATCACTGCGGGGCGCACAGCCAGATCCAATGGCGGGACATCAAGTGGCCGGCCGGCAAGATGGCGGACGCCGCCTGGCACTGCCCGGCCTGCGACGGCATTCATCCCGAGTACCGCAAGCCGGCACTGCTCGCCAATGGCCGCTGGACAGCACGGGCCGAGGGCGATGGTAAGACGGTGGGCTTCCACCTCTCCAGCCTCTATAGCCCGTGGGTTACCTGGGGCGAGATCGCCCAGGAGCACCATGCCGCCAAGGACGATCCGGTGCGGCTCAAGGTCTGGGTCAACACCAAACTGGCCGAGACCTGGGAAGACCGGGAGGGCGAGGCCCTGGATGCCGAAGGATTGATGGCGCGCCGCGAAGACTACGGGCCCGCCGTGCCCGCCGAGGTGGCGCTACTGACCTGCGGCATTGACGTGCAGGACGATCGGCTGGAGTTGGAGGTGGTCGGCTGGGGCCGCGACGAGGAGTCCTGGTCCATCGACTACAAGGTGCTGTGGGGCGACCCATCCGCGCCGCAACTGTGGGACGAGCTGGATGCTTATCTCGGCCAGCGATTCGCGCACGAGACGCTGCCCGATGGGCTGACGATCGAGGCGGCCTGCATCGACACCGGCGGCCATCACACGCTCTCTGCCTACGCCTTCTGCCGCGGCAAGGAGCGGCGGCGCATCTGGGCGATCAAGGGCGGAGCCGGCAAGAAGCCGATCTGGCCCAAGCGCCCGAGCAAAGCCAACAAGGGCCGGGTCAGCTTGTTCACCATCGGGGTGGACGCGGCCAAGGAGGCGATCTATGCGCGGCTGAAGAAGGCCGGGCCCGGCCCAGGCGCGATGCACTTTCCGCTGGATCGGGACGCGGAGTACTTCGAGCAGCTGACGGCAGAGCGTATCCGCACCCGCTACGTCAAGGGTTTCCCGCAGCGCTTCTGGTGGAAGCCGGATGGACGGCGCAACGAGGCGCTGGACTGCCGGGTGTACGCCTATGCCGCGCTGCACGGGCTGCTGTCGATGGGGCTCAACCTGAACCGGCGGGTGGAGGCGCTGCCGAAGGCGTTGGTGGCGCGTCAGGATGCTGGCCGAAGCGTTGCGTCGATTCCATCGCTGCCGACGCCGCGCCGTCGGCGCATGGCGATTTCGTCGGGTTATGTGAGATGACCATAGAAAAGCTTAAGGCACAGCTTGATGCGTTGCGAGCAGCGCGCTACAGCGGGATGCTGACCGTCAAGGCCGGCGACAAGTGGCTGACCTACAAGTCGGACGCCGAGCTGCAGGCGGCGTTGCAGGATTTGGAGCGCGAGATCGCCAACGCCGAAGGCCGCCGCCCGGCGCGGCGTATCCGCGTCTACGCGAGCAAGGGGTTGTGATGGGCGTGTGGCAACAGTGGCGTCAGCGGCTGGGGCGGCAGGTGTTGCGCGTCGGCGCGATGGTCGGCGGCTTCGAGGGCGGCTTGTCGTCGCGCCGCCTGAAGATGTTTCAGGCCAGCCGCGCGCACGTCAACACCCTGATCCAGGCCGCCGGCGCGGACATGACCGCGCGCGCGCGCTACCTGATCCGCAACAACGGCTACGCGGCCAATGCGGTGGAGTCGTGGGCGAGCAATGCCGTTGGCACCGGCATCAAGCCCTCGTCGGGCATTGCCGATGCGGTCCTCAAGGATCGGGTGCAGCAACTGTGGCTGCGCTGGACGGACGAGTCGGATGCTGAATGGCTGACCGACTTCTACGGCCAGCAGCGCCGGGCGGCGCGCGAACTGTTCATCGCCGGCGAGGTGTTCTTCCGCATTCGCCCGCGCCGGCCCGAGGATGGTTTGTCCGTGCCGCTGCAGCTGCAGATGCTGCCATCCGAGATGCTGCCGCTGACCGACAACCGCGTGCTTGACAACGGCCACGTGGTGCGGCAGGGCATCGAGTTCGACCGCATCGGCCGTCGCGTGGCGTATCACTTCCTGCGCCGCCACCCGGGCGACATCACCGATCCAGGCTTGGCCGGCGAGACGGTGCGCGTGCCCGCCGAGATGGTGCTGCACATCATCGATCCGGTGGACGCCGGGCAGCTGCGCGGGGTCTCGCGCTTCGCGCCGGCTTTGGTCAAGCTGTTTTTGCTTGACCAGTACGACGACGCCGAGCTCGACCGCAAGAAGGTCGCGGCGATGTTCGTGGGCTTCGTGCGCCGGCCCGAGCGCGACTTTGACAACAGCGGCGAGCGCGACGCGCAAGACGAGCCGCTGTTGCCGCTGGAGCCGGGGCAGCTGCAAATCCTGGATGAGGGCGAAGACATCACTTTCTCCAACCCGGCCGACGTGGGCGGCAACTACGAGGCATTCCAGTACCGCACCTTGCTGCAGGTGGCGGCGGCCCTCGGGTTGCCCTACGCCAACCTGTCGGCGGACATGCTCAAGGCCAACTACTCCAACACGCGCGCGGCGCTCCTGGAGTTTCGCCGCCGCATCGAGGCCTTCCAGCACTCGGTGCTGGTGTACCAGCTGTGCCGTGCGGTGTGGGCGCGCTGGATGGACACGGCGGTGCTGTCGGGCGCGCTGACGCTGCCGGACTACGAGCGCCGGCGCGCCGAGTATCTGGCGTGCAACTGGCTGCCGCCGCGCTGGGACTGGGTCGATCCCCTGAAGGATATCCGCGCCGAGATCGAGGCCATCGAGGCGGGGCTCAAGTCACGCACGCAGGCGATTGCCGAGCGCGGCTATGACGCCTCGCAGGTCGACGCCGAGATCGCCGCCGATCGGCAGCGCGAGCGCGACCTTGGACTGTGGTTTCAGCGCCGGGCCGCGCCAGTCCCTGTCGATCAACCCGAGTCTGACTGACCATGACCGATCTGCCCCACCTGGCGTCCCGCCTGTACGGGACGCCGCTCCTCATTGCGCGCCCCAAGCTCGATGTGATCCTGGGCGTGATGGCGCGCAAGCTCGCCGGGCAGCCGCTGGCGATGCCAACGCCCGAGTCGGCGCAGCCGAGACCACCCGCGCTGCAAATCGTCGACGGTATCGCCATCGTGCCGGTGCTGGGCACGCTGGTGCGGCGCTCGGCGTACCTGGACGCGGCCAGTGGCCTGATGAGCTACCACGCGATCCAGGCGATGGCCGAAGACGCCTTTGCCGACCCGCAGGTGCGCGCGGTGCTGCTGGAGGTGGACTCCAGCGGCGGCGAGGCGGGCGGCGTCTTTGACTTGGCGCTGCGTCTGCGTGCCTTGTCCAAAGCGTCCGGCAAGCCGCTGTGGGCCATCGCCGACGAGGCAGCGCTCTCAGCAGCCTACGCCATCGCGTCCGCCGCTGAGCAGCTGTGGCTGACCCGCACCGCCGAGGCGGGCTCCATCGGCGTGGTGGCGGTGCACGTGGACCAGTCGGGCGCAGACGCCCAGGCCGGGCTGTCGTACACCCTGCTGCACGCAGGCGAGCACAAGATCGACGGCCACCCGCACGCGCCGCTGCCAGCGTCGGTGGCAGCCGACATCCAGGCCGACCTGGACCGCCTCTACGACCAGTTTGTCGAGCTGGTGGCAGCGCACCGGCGGCTCGATGCGCAGGCGGTGCGCGCCACGCAAGCGCGCATCTACCGCGGTGAGGCGGCCCTACAGGCAGGGTTGGCCGACCGCATCGGCACGCTCGATGACGCGCTGGCGGCGTTGCAGCAGCGTCTGGCGCGGCGCGCGAGCGCCGATCGCTCTGCGCCCCGACTTTCCCACTCTTGCAAGGAGATGACCATGCACGATGACGCCCCCGATGCGCTGGCCGCCGAGGTCAGCGTTGACGCAAACGCTGCGGCCGCGCAGGCGGCCGCGCCCGATACAGCTGCGCTGGCTGCGCAGATCGAGCAGCGATTGCGCGCCGAATTGGCCGAACTGACCGAGATCGCCGCCCAGGCCAAGCGCCTTGGCGTGACGGTCGATCCAGCGCAGGCGCTGACCCAAGGCATCAAGCCCGATGCGCTGCGCCGCACGGTGCTGGAGCAGGCGGCCGCGCGCGATGCGGCAGCCGACATCGTCGCCGTCGCCCCCGCGTCGGCATCGCCCCCATCCGTCGCCGACAGCCCATTGGTCAAGGCGGCCAAAGCTTACGGAGGTAATCAATGAGCACTTTGACATCCAATCCGACGCTGGGCGACGTGCTCAAGCGCGAGTGCGACCCGGACTACACCCGCGAGACCGTCACCGTCAAGGCCGGCAGCGCCTACCCCATCGGCACGGTGCTGGGCCGCATCACCGCCAGCGGCGTCTATGCCCGCTCGCCCGCGGCATCGACCACCGGCCTTGAAGGCGCGGAGATCGCCTGCGCCGTGCTGCTGGAGCCGGTCGCCGAGAGCACGACGGACACCAAGGCCTTGGCCCTGGTGCGCGGCCCAGCCATCGTGGCCGATCAAGCCCTGGTCTTTGATGCGTCGGTGGACACCGATGCGGAGCGCGCCGCCAAGCGCGAGCAGCTGGCTGCCTACGGCATCGTGGTGCGTACAGCCGTTTGAGAGGAGATTTTCCATGACTGTGATCGTCAATCCGTTTGCTGGGAGCGGCTTTACCCTGGCCGAGATGACGGCGGCCATCCAGCAGCTGCCCAATCGCTACGGCCGCGTGGGCGAGCTGGGTTTGTTTGCGCCCGAGCCAATCTCGCAGCGCACCGTGGTCATCGAGTCGGTCGACGGCGAGCTGCGCTTGTTGCCGTCTGTGCAGCCCGGCGCGCCGGCTACTGTGGGCACGAGCGAGCAGCGCACGCTGCGTTCGTTTGTCGTACCGCACATCCCGCACAACGACGTGATTCTTCCGGCGGAAGTGCAAGGCGTGCGCGGCTTTGGCGCGGCAGCCAATGAAGACCCGCTGGTGACCGTGATGACGCGCAAGCTCGCGCGCATGCGCGCCAAGCACGCGCAGACGCTGGAGTACATGCGCGTCAACGCGCTGCTGGGCGTGACCAAGGACGGCGCGGGCCAGACGATCTACGACTGGCACGCCGAGTTCGGGATTGCGCGCGCGCAGTTCGACTTCACCTTTGGCAGCAACGAAGACATCATCACCCGCTGCACCCAGGTGGCGCGCCACATCGAAGAGCATCTCAAAGGCGAGACCATGAGCGGCATCCATGCGCTGGTCAGCCCCGAGTTTTTCGATGCATTGGTCAAGCACAAGAGCGTCAAGGATGCCTACGCCTTCCACCAGGGCACGGCCGGCGCCAACCCGCTCAGAGACGATGTGCGCCGGGGCTTTCGCTTTGGCTCCATCGTCTTCGAGGAGTACTTCGGCACCGTGACGCTGGCCAACGGCACGACCGAGCGCCTGATCCCGGCGCGCGAGGGCGTGGCCTTCCCGCTGGGCACGCTGGACACCTTCCGCACCTACTTCGCGCCGGCCAACCTGATGGAAGCCGTGGGCACCTACGGTCAGGAGCTCTACGCGTACCAGGTGCCGCGGCAGGACGGCAGCGGCATCGACATCTACACCCAGTCCAACCCGCTGCCGATCGTCAAGCGCCCGGCCTTGACCGTGCGGCTCTTCTCCAGCAACGGATGGTGATGACGCCGTTTGCGCGCGCTCAGCGGCTGGTCGCCGACGCCGTGCGGTCGACATTTGCCGAGCCGGTGCTGCTGCACCGCGAAACTGGCGATCCGCAGCCGCTGCGCGGCATCTTCAGCGCCGCGCACGAGGCGGTGGATGTCAGCAGCGGGCAGCCGGTGTCGATGGTGCAGCCGCTGCTGGAGGTCTGGCAGGACGACTGCACGCCGCCGCCGGTCGAGGGCGATGCGGTGACGGTGCGCGGGCAGCGCTATCTGATCGTCGATGTGCGCCCGGACGGGTACGGCTTTTTGCGGCTGCTGCTGCATCTTGACGGGGCGTCGCCGTGAGCAAGCCACCACGCACTGTGATCCGCGAAGCGGTGGCGCAGCGCCTGGCAGCGCATTTGCCGGCGGTCGATGCGCGCATCACGCCGCAGCGCATCCACGTGCATCGCGCCACGCCGCTGGCATCTGGCCGCTTGCCGGCGATCCTCATCTACGCGCAGCAGGAGCGCATCGAAGAGCAGCCGCACGCTGATCCGGGCTTGCGCTACCGCAAGCTGGACTTGGCGGTCGACATCGTCGCCGGTGGCGCGACCGCTGCCGACGATGCGGACGCGCTGGCGCAGGCGGTCGAAGCGATCCTCGATCAGGACGAGACGCTGGGCCGCCTGGTCGAAGGCACGCGGCTGTTGCGCATCGAGATCGACCAAGACGGCGAAGGCGAAACACCGGTGCTGGCGGCGCGCCTGACCTTTGAGGTCAGCTACTGGACCAAACCCATCGAAGAAAAAGGCCGCCTGCCGCTGCACGTGCTCTACAGCTGGGTGCCCAAGATCGGCATCCCGTATGAGCCGGACTATGTGCCGCTGACCGATCCGCCGCCGAAGCCATGAGCGAACGCCATCTGCATTACGACCTCACCGAAGACGAGCGACGGCTGAGCAATGTCGTGCTTATCGGGCAGGTGGCCGAGCTCGATGCGACGCGCGCGCGGGTGCGGGTGCGCGCCGGGCCGATCCTGACCGGCTGGCTGCCGTTTGCCACGGTGCGCGCGGGGCCTGACCGCACCTGGCACGCGCCCGAGCCTGGCGAGCAGGTGGTGCTGGTTGCGCCCGGCGGCGATCTCAACCAGGCGGTGGTGGTGGGGTCGATCTACCGCGACGCCTACCCGCCGCCGGCCAACAGCCCCGACATCAGCTGCACGGTGTGGGACGACGGCGCATTCGTGCGGTACGACCGCCGTCAGCACCACTGGCACCTGTCGGTGCCATTCGACGGGCGCATCGTCATCGAGGTCGGCCCCAGCAAGATCGAGATGGATGACGCTGGCATCCGCATCACCGCGCCGCGCATCGATCTGAACTAAAGCAATCCTCATGCCAGCAGTAACCCGTCTGGGTGATTTGTGTACTGGCCACGGCTGTTTCCCCGCGCGCCCGAGTACATCCGCTGCCGCCTCGGTGTTCGTCAATGGCATCGCGGTGCATCGGATGGGGGATGCCTGGGGGACTCACTGCTGTGGTCGCGCCTGTCACGCCAGCGTGCTGGCGAAGGGCAGTTCCAGCGTGTTTGCAGAGGGGCAGGCCGTCGGGCGCATCGGCGATCCGGTGGCCTGTGGTTCGAGCGTGGCCGAAGGGTCACCCAATGTCTATGCAGGGTAATCAGCGAGCGATGCTCGGAATCAACGCCCAAACCGGCCAAGCCTTGTCTGACCTAGACCACCTACGTCAAAGCATCCGCGACATCCTGACCACCCGCATCGGCACGCGCGTGATGCGCCGTGACTACGGCTCGCGCATCCCAGACCTGATCGACCGCCCGATCACGCCGCGGCTGGCCGTGGAGCTGTATGCGGCGGTGGCGGAGGCGCTGGCGCGCTGGGAGCCGCGCTTTCGGCTGACGCGCGTGCGCATGACGGATGCGCGCGCAGGGTGGGTCGAGCTCACGCTGGAGGGCGAAGTGCGGCTGCAGGGCTTCGCCGACCGCCTGGTCACCTTGTCTGGCATCGGCATCGCAGGAGATCGGTCGTGAGCGCGTATCCCGTCACTGTCGCCGACTTGGCGAGCCTGCCGCCGCCGCAGTCCATCGAGGAGCTGAGCTTTGAGCGCATCTTCGCCGAGATGCTGCAGGACTTCCGGGTGCGCTATCCGCAGTACAGCGCGCTGCTGGCCTCCGACCCGGCGATCAAGCTGGTCGAGGTGGCCGCCTACCGCGAGCTGCTGCTGCGCGCGCGCATCAATGACGCGGCACGCGCCAGCCTGCTGGCATTTGCCGATGGTGCCGACCTCGACCACCTGGCGGCCTTCTATGGCGTGACGCGCCTGGCGGGCGAGGGCGACGATGCCCTGCGCCGGCGCGTGCGCGAGCGCATCATGGGCTGGTCGAGCGCCGGCGGCGCGGCGCATTACCGCTACTGGGCTCTGTCGGCATCGCCGGAGGTGGCTGACGTTGCGGTCGACAGCCCGGGCCCCGGTCGAGTGCGCATCAGCGTGCTGCCTGCGGGTCATGGCGACGCCGTGCCCGAGGCGCTGCTGCAAGCGGTGCGGGATGTGGTGCTGCGCGACGATGTGCGCGTGCTCACCGACACCGTGGAGGTCGTGCCGGTGGAGTTGATCCCGGTGACGGTGCGCGCGCGCATCTGGCTGTATCCGGATACGCCATCGTCTGTGTTTGATGCGTTGAGGCCCAGCCTGCGCCGCGCCATGGCGCAAGCGGCGGGGCTGGGCTGGGATTTGACGCGCTCATGGCTGATCGCGCATCTGCATCAGCCTGGGGTGCACAAAGTCGAGCTCATCGAGCCCGCCAGCGATGTGCGGGTCAGCAGCACGCAAGCGGTGCGACTGATCAGCGATGAGCTGATCTTCGCCGGCCGCGACCGATAGAGGAGGCGAGCGTGTCTGATCATCTGCTGCCGCCTAACGCGTCGCCGCTGGAGCGCGCGCTGTCGCTGTCCACCGACACGCTCACGCGCCTGGCTGAGCCGACAGAGGCGCTGCGCACCTTCAAAGTCAACCCAGCTGATCCGCTGCTGCCGTGGCTGATCTGGGAGTATGGGCTAGGCGAGCTGTTGCCCTACCTGCCCGAGCCGCGCCGCGCCATCGCCGAGGGCATCCGCTGGCAGCGGATACGCGGCACGCCGGCGGCGCTTGCCATCGCGCTGTCGTGGGTGGGCCTGAGCGTGCAGGTGGAGCAAGAGACCCCCGGCCTGCACTTTGCCGAGTTCATGGTCGACTCCGGGCGCGTGCTCGCCGACGACGAGACGATCGCCAACCTGGTCGCCATCTCCCGCCTGTCGGCCCCGGCGCGCAGTCGGCTCTCGCGCATCTACCACGGCTGGGACCTGCGCCGCCTGGTGTTGGGCGACAGTCGGCTGGGCGATGCGCTGCTGTCGGATCACAGCGGGGTGTTTTGGCGCGACGGGCAGACCAAGTTGTCGTTTGGTCGGGTGCACCCGCTGGCGCAGGACTGGCCCGCAGCGACGCTTGCGGCCGTGTATGCGCCCGCGCGGTTTGCGGCGGCGCGCTTGATCGACCGCTATCTGCTCGACTACGCGCGACTGGGCGACCCAGGGCATACGCCAAATGAAGAGATTCTGCACTCGCACCTCTTCACCGTAGTCAATGCGCGCGGGGTGAGGGTGGCGCAGACGCTGCTGCCGGAGCGCAAGTTCTGCCGGGCCATGGTGGTGCCATCCGACAGCACCCCGCTGGGCGACACCAACGCCTGCCTGCCGCGGTTTTGGGTGCGTGAAGAGGGCGGGCCCATCGTGTTGGGCAACAACGCGCTGTCGGATACGCCGCATCGGCTCATCCGTGTGCCGATCTTGGAGCGGTTCGACGCCGTGCACGGCGATGCTGCGCTCGGCAGTGCGCCCAGTTGGTCGGCATCGCGCGACGCGACGCGGACGCGCACGGCTGAAACACGCGATGGAATGCTGGGCTGGCTGCGGCTGGGCGAGGCGCGGCGGGCCTTTGACGTCTTGGCGCTGGCGCGCACCGTGACGCTGGCCAACGCTCCGCTGCCAGACCCGGCCCCGTGGCGCGCGCGCGTCTTCCAGCGCGCCTTGATCGTCCTGTCCGACAGCACGCCGCTGGGCGATGCGCAGGCGCGCACGCCGCGCCGCGGCCTGTGGCGGGTGCGCGATCTGCCTCGGCTGGGCGCGATGACGCTGGGTGACGGCCCCGAGGTCGTCTGGCGGCCCATCGATGCCGTCGTGCCGCGCTCGCACGCCGTCACGGCGGCGTCAAGTTTGCTGGTGGCGTCTGCCCCATCGCTGCGCCGTCGCCACAGCCGTCGCGCCATAGCGCCGTCTGTCGCCGGTGCAGCCAGCCGTGAGGCGCTCGCGCGCGCGGCAGCCGCCTGGCGCGGGCAGACCTGGACCGACGCGCCTTGGCCGGCGGGAAGCTGGCTTGATGTGCGCGAGCTCATTCAGACCCACCACTTCACATCGTAAGGAGTTGATTTATGGCCATTCTCACCACCAGCGGCCGCGCCGCGCTGGCCGCTGCGATCAAGCAGCAGCCGATGCACCTGGCCATCGGCGAGGGCGATCCGGTGTGGGATACCACGCGGGCCGTGAGCACCGCGTTTGACGCCGGCAATCTCATCGCGCTGGGCTTTACCCACATCGATGAGGTGATCGTGACCTCGCTCGATGAGACCATCACCTACACGCGCGACGTGGACTACAGCGTCGATGCCCAGGCTGGCGTGATTACGCGCTTGTCCGGCGGCAGCATCCCCAATCGGGGCAAGGTGACGGTGCGCTTCAAGGTCGGCCGCCCGCCCGAGCCCATTGATCAGACCGCGCTGCTGCGCGAAGTCGGCCGCCGGGTGGTGGACGAGGTGCACTTCGTCGCTGCCGACCCCAATGGCGAGATCGTCGTGCCCACCGGGCGCTATCGGCTGTCCACGACCCCCACCAATCACCTCTTCATCCGCGTGCGCTTCGACTTCGAAGACGCCGCCACCAGCACCATCCGCGAGCAGGGCCTTTTCGTTGGCACGCAGACCGATCCCAGCCTGCCGCCCGGACAAAAGTATTTCGTGCCGAGCCAAGTTGTTAAGCCCGGCATCCTGCTGCTGCTGCAGAACTCGGTGCCGATCGTGCGCCAGCCATCCACGCGCGAGACCTTCGAATTCGTCGTCACCTTCTGATGAGGCCACCCCATGCTTGAGCGTTACTACAACCTGTTCGACCCGTCCAAGCGCTACGCCGAGCTGCTGTTTCGCGCTGGCGACGGCCTGCAATCGCGCGAACTCAATGAGCTGCAGACGACGATCAACCATCGCCTGAAAGGCGTGGCTGACGCCTTGCTCAAGGACGGCAACATCGTCTCGGGCGGCGAGATCGTCATCGACGCCGGCGCCGGGCGCGCGCTTCTGGCCGCAGCGCGCATCTACATCAAGGGCGCGGTGCATGAGGTGCCGGCGGCCGAGTTCGCTATCCCCACGACCGGCGAGGTGACGCTGGGCGTGCGTCTGAAAGAGACCGTCATCACCGAGCTGGAAGACCCGAGTCTGCGCGAGCCCGCGGTGGGCGTGCGCAACTACCAAGAACCCGGCGCTGGCCGCTTGAAGGTCGAGGCCCTGTGGGGATGGGCAGGCGCTGGCGGGGCGGACGCCAATTCTGGCCTGCCGTTCTACCCGGTGGCTTCGGTCATTGATGGCGTGCTGCAAAGCCGCGAGCGCCCGCCGGCCTTCGACGGCGTCAAGCAGATGTTGGCTCGCTACGACTACGACGCCAACGGCCACTACCTGGTCTCCGGCTTGGGCGTGCGTTACCTGGGGCGGCGCAGCGAAGACGGCAAGCTGACCTTTGCGCTGGCCGCCGGCGTGTGCAACGTCGCGGGCTTCAAGGTCGAAAAGCCATACGACGACCGTCTGGCGCTGGATTTCGACCCAGACATCCAGCGGGTGCTCGCCGAGCCGACCGTGTTTGCGCCGAATGCCCAAGGCCGCATGCGCATCAACGTCAACCGCGCGCCGCTAGCGCAGGTCGTGCGCGTGCAGGGCACGCGGCGCAAGACGGCCACCATCACCCACGGGGTGTTTTCTGGGGCGGCGGACACCCTGCCCGATGCGGCGGTGGTGCAGGTGCTCTCTGTCAAGCAGGGCAGCACGACCTACCAGGTCGGGCAGGACTACACGGTGGCCGGCAACGTCATCAACTGGGCACCTGCGGGCGCTGAGCCTGCGCCAGGGTCGGCCTATGAGGTCACCTACGACTACATCGCGCAAGTGACCGCGACCAATATCGACGAGGACGGCTTTACCGTCGAGGGGTTCGTCGCTGGCACCTTGGTGCAGGTGGACTACGACTGGATGCTGCCGCGCATGGATGCGCTCGTCATCAACCGCGACGGCCTGGTGCAGCGCATCAAGGGGGTGGCGGTCGAGCGCAACCCCAACCCGCCAGCGGTGCCGGCTGATCTGCTGCGCCTGTGCGACCTGCACTTGACCTGGCGAGCCGCGCAGCCTGTGCGCGTCATCGACAGCGCGGTGCGCGCGGTGCCGACATACGAGCTGCAGGCGATGCGCGATGACATCGCGCGGCTGTACGGCATGATCGCGCGCGACCGCTTGACGCAGGACATCACGCTGCGCGAGCCGGCGGCCAAGGCCGGCGTCTTTGCCGACCCCTTCCGCAACGACGGCCTGCGCGACGCCGGCATAGCGCAATCGGCGGTGATCGTGGACGGTGCGTTGCGCGCGCCGATAGCGGCTACCGTACTCGGGCCGTATCTGACGCAGCCGCAGATGCTGCCCTTTGGCCTCGCCACGGCGCTGGAGCAGACCGCGCGCACCGGCAGCATGAAGGTCAACCCCTACCAGGCCGTGCTGCCCGCGCCGGCCACGGTCACGCTCAACCCGGCGCGCGACTTCTGGACGGAGTTTCAGAATTCGCAGGCGGCGGCGATCACAGAGACCATCGTGCGCGGCAGTGGCCTTTTGTCGCGCACGACGGTGTCGCGCAGCACCGAGGTCGTCTCGCGCATCGAGACCGCCATCCCGACCCTGCGACCGATTGCAGTGGCTGTACGCGCCGTGGGCTTTGGGCCAAACGAGGCGGTGTCGGCGATGCGCTTTGACGGCGTAGCACTGTCGGTGCCCACGGGTCTGAAGGCCAACGCCCAGGGGGTGGTGGAGACGAGCTTTACCATCCCCACCGGCATCGCGGCAGGCGTCAAGCGCTTCGAGATCGACGGCGCTGGCGGCAGTCATGGCGAGGCCCTCTTCGAGGGGCGCGGCACGCTGGTGTCGCAGACGACCCGCGAGCGCGTCACTACCACCATCTGGTGGTATGACCCGCTGGCGCAGACCTTCACATTGCCTGAGTCCAAGCAGGTCGCGGCGGTCGACCTGTGGTTTACCGTGCGCGGCAATCGCCCAGTGACGGTGCAAATCCGTGAGACGGTCGCCGGATTCCCAACCCGCACCGTGCTGGCCGAAGGGCGCATCGATGCATCTGCAATCCAGACCACTGGCCCGACGCGCATCGCCTTTGACCTGCCGGTGTGGCTGCAGGCGGGCGTCGAGTATGTGCTGGTGGTGCTGACCGACGATGCGGACACGTCGGTCGCCATCGCTGAGCTGGGCAAATGGGACGCGGCAGGCGGCCGCTGGGTCACCAGCCAGCCTTACCAGGTCGGCGTGCTGCTGTCCTCGAGCAACGCTTCGACCTGGACGGCGCACCAAGACAAAGACTTGGCCTTCCGCCTGCTGTCGGTCTCGACCAGCGCCGCGACGCGCTCGGTCACCGTGGCGCAGAATGTGTCGGTAGCCAATGCGACCGACCTGCTGGCGCTTGGCGCATTGGATCTACCCAAGAGCGGGTGCAGCGCGCGTGTCCGCTTGACGCTGGACGACGGGCGGGTGCTGTCGACCGTGCTGGGCGGCACGGTGTCGCTGCAAGCGCCCTACAGCGGCAAGGTGCAGGTGGCGGTGGATCTGACGGGCCTGCCGGATGCCACCCCGATCCTGGCCCCTGGTGTGCAGCTGGTGGTGGGCACGCTCGCTCAGACCGCCGACTATGTCAGCCGCGCGATACCAGCCAAGCCGAGCTTTACCGCGCGCGTCATCGCCGAGGTGTTCGCCCCCGGCACCGCCAGCGTGACCGCCAAAGCTGAGAGCGGGTCGGCAGGTAGCTATGCGACGCTGCCGGCGGTCAATGCCGCGCCAGTGGGCGACGGCTGGGTCGAGATCGAGTGGCGTGCGAGCAGCCTGCAAGGTGTGGGGGCAGACAAGACGACGCGCGTGAGGCTGGAGATCAGCAACAGCGCCGCGCACCGCGCGCTGGTGCGCAATCTGCGCGCGGTCATCGTCTGAATCAGGAGGTAGGCCATGCCAGCAGAGACGACGGCGCGCGGCTATCCCCTGCCGCATCCCACCAACCGGCTATCGGATGACGTACATCGGCTGCGCGAGGCGATCTCCCGCATCGATGCGGACATCACCGCTGCGCAGCAGCGGCATACGGACACAAGCGCCTTTTTGACGGGTGCGCTCGACGGCCTGGCCGCCGAGCAGGCGGCCGCCGAGGACTATGTGCATCGGCTGCGTCTGCGCGCCCTGCACGGGTATGACTTTTGAGCGAGGAGCCCCACATGGCACGTGATCCCCTGTTGCGCGACGCAGTGCGCGCCATCAAGACCAAGATCGGCGTGGCGGCCGAGACCGCCACCCCGGAGGAGCTGGCCTATCTCGGCACGGCGATCGACCGCATTGGCGGGCGCGCGACGGTGCTCGAAGTCGAGGAGATGGGCGACATCAAAATCGCCGAGATCACCGAGCACGCTGCATCGGTCGAGTCGCAGACGATTGCCAGCATCACCGCGACCAAGAATGCAGCCGAGGCGTCGGTGACCGCGACCAAGGAGGCGGCGGAGGCCTACATCGTGGCGGCGCGCAATGCGGCGCAGACCGCGATCGACACCACCAGGGTCAGCGCCGTCAACACGGTCAATGCCGCGCGCGATGCGGCGGTCAATACCGCCAACGCCAACCGCGACGCCGTCATCGCCGAGGTCAATGCCTTCAAGGCGGCGGCATTGGCCGACGTGGCGGCCGCCGCTGGCAGCGTGACGCAGCAGTTTGTCTTTGGTGCGCGGGCGTTCTTCTACGCGCAGATGTAACCACCTGAAGGAGTCTATTCATGGGATTGCTTGCGACCCTCAAACCCGCTGCCGGCGCGACGGCGGCGCTCTACACCACACCGACCGGGCGGTCGGCCACGGTCAATCTGTCGGCCTGCAATACGGGACAGGTCGAGGCGCGCGTGCGCGTTGCCGTCGGCACCGGCGCGACACCGCCTGCGAGCGGCTGGATTGAATACGACGCCGTGCTGGCACCGTCTGGTGTGCTGGAGCGCACGGCTATTGCACTGGCTGCGAACGAGCGTCTGTTCGTGCAATCCAGTACAGCCGATGTTTGTTTCAACGTCTGGGGCATTGAAGAGGTGGCGTGATGGGGCGGTACATTTCTAGTCAGCAATCGACGAGCAGCGATGTCAGATACGCGCTGTGCAACTTCGGTAGCAATGCGGCCGCCGTCACGTACCGGCTGCTCAACGAGGAGTTTTTGCCGGCGCGCAACATCCCCGATGTCAGGCCGGTGCCGCTGCCGTCCGCGATCAGCCTATACGGCGGCTACGGCACGGTGTCGCCGTCCGGCTACGGACTGGCGATGGACCCGGTGTTCACCCTGGGCGGCGCGTACCATGGGCGCCACAACAGCGCCGACAACGCCATCTATTTCGATGGGGCCATCCAGCAGGCGTTCGGTTATGGTGGGGCACATACGGCGCCCGGTACCAACAACAACGGCTGGTCGAACTACACGGGCCGCTGCGGCGAGTTTGGGCACGACCACTGGAATCTCGACGCGAAGGGGGCGCTGCTGCTGCCGCGTCGCAGCCCGTCGTATGGCGTTGAGACCAAGACGGAGCTCAACGATGCGTTCGTCAATGGCGATCTGTCTGACCGCAGCTTGACGCTGCTGCTGTGGAGTGGGGCGCTGTATTTGGCCCGCCGTGCCGAAGCCGAGGCGATCATCGTCTCTAACGGCACACGCGGCTTTATCAGCAGGTTTGTCGTACCAGGCCTGCCCAGCGGGTTCTACGGCACGGCGTCCTACAACCGCGCCCGCAACGAGCTGGTGATCCTGGGCGGCAGTTCCGCCACGTCCAGCAGCGGGATGTGGCTGCGGCTGTACCGCAATCTGCCGGAGCTCGACGCGACCAGCGACCTGAACGCGATTCTGTCGGCCATTACGACAACGCAGATTAGCATCAGCTGGTCTGGCTGGACGCCATCAAACGATGCCGAGGCAGTCGGCGGGGCCACGCCGGTGCTCACCGACAACGGAGACGTGTTCGTCGGCTTCTTCAACGCTGGTACGGCGCTATATGTGGTGCGATTCCAGCGCACTGGCGACACGACGTTTGGCGCGCCATCCAACCACGTGTCGTATGGCGTGACGACCAGCTATGGCCGGCACAGCTCCCGTGGTTCCGGGATGCAGGTGATGCAGACCCGCGATGGCAACACGGTGGCCTTCTACGGCCAGTATTACTACTACGGTGCGGGCCTGGGGGTCATCACCGTCAACAAGCGCTCCAACAGCGCCCGAGCGATGTACTCAGACAGCGAAACTTCGAACGGCCGCAGTCTATTGCACTGGGGGGAGACGGGCTTTGCGGTGGCGTTCCATGCGTCTGGCAACTTCAGCGCGCACGGCAACGGCGCGGCTTACGGCTACGACTGTTCGGTACAGACGGCCACCGTGTCGCCGACGCAGTTCACGCTATCGATTCCGAACGGTTACACCACCGCTGCCCCGCATCCATTCTTCGTGGAGGTGAACCTGTGATGAATGCCTACTTTGACATCCGAAACGGCCACATCGCCATCATCGAGACCGACACCCCAGAGCCCGGTTGGGTCAAGTTGAAATCTACGCAGTCGCGGCTGGCTGCGCGCTATCGGCTGGATGACGATGGCAAGGTGGTGGACGCCTATCCCGGCAAGACAGACGAGGAGGTGCTGGCTGCGATTGCCGAGCAGCAGGCGGCGCAGGCGCAGTCGACCGCGCCGTCGTCGCCGCGCGTCCTGACCAAGTTGCAGTTTCTCAACCGTTTCACGAACGAGGAACTGGCCGCCGTGTACACGGCCGCCAAGACCAACGTGTTGATTGAGGTGTTCATGGACAAGCTGAAGCTCGCGCAGGAAGTCAACCTGGACGACCCGCAGACCGTGGGCGGCTTGCAGTCGCTGGCGGCGGCCGGGCTGTTGTCAGAGGCCCGCGTGCAGGAGGTGTTGGCCTGATGTGGACGCTGCGGCGTGCCATGGGGCAGCGTCTGTCGCTGTTGGCGATCTGGCTGCTGTGTCAGGTCGCCGCAGCGGTGGCATCCGCGTGGATGCTGCTGGCCATCGTCACTGGTTCCCGCCGCGCCTGGACGCTGGCGGTGTCCTACGACCAGCTCGCCAACGCGGCCTTCGGCGGGCACGAGGATGAGACGATCAGCAGCCGCGCAGGCCGCGCACAGCGGCAGGGCAAGCGCTGGGCGTGCGTGCTGTGTCGGCTGCTGGATCGGTTCGATCCGAACCACTGTGAGAAATCCATCGAGCTGGATCGGGGTAAAGCGATGCGCTGATCGCCCCGTCTGACCCCGCCTCACGGCCGCAGAAATCCGCCAACGGGCGGATTTTTTGCGCATTCGCCCCTGACATCCGCCGCTTGGCGGATTTTTTTGGAGAAACCCCATGACCGAACGCTTTTTACACGGCATCGAGATCGTCGAGATCAACGACGGCGCGCGCAGCGTGCGCACCGTCAAATCATCCGTCATCGGGCTGGTCGGCACAGCGCCCGACGCCGCCGGCGCGCGGCGCGCCGAACTGACGGTCGGCAGCGGCAACGCGGCGCTGCGCGTCGTCGCCAAACAGGCGGGCGTCGTCGGCAACGCGCTGCGCCTCGAGGTGCGTGCCGCCACCGAGCCCGACCAGCCGCTGGCCATCGCGGTCGATGGTCGCGCGCCCGGCCTGATCCTGATTTTGGTCACACTGGCCAGCGATGCCGATGGCCAGCGCATCAGCACGGCAAGCGATGTCGCCGCGGCGTTGAATGCGGACGATGACGCCAAGACCCTCATCGAGGCCGCCGCTTTGGGCGACGGATCCGGCATCATGCAGCCAACGCTGGGCCCGAAGGCGCTGGATGGCGGTATGGACGAGCCGTTCCCGCTCAATACCCCGGTGCTGATCACGAATCGTCGCCTGATCCCGCATCTGGGCCAGTCCGGCACGCTGCCGTGGGCCATCGCCGGCATCTACGACCAGTCCGCGCCCATGATCTACGTCGTGCGCGTCGCCGAAGGCAGCACGACGAGCGAGACGATCAGCCACGTCATCGGCGGCCGCGACGCCGCCGGGCAGCTCACGGGCATCAATGCTCTGCTGACGACCCGCGCAGAGATCAAGCCGCGCATCCTGATCGCGCCCGGTTTCTCGCACCACAAGCCGGTGGCCGAAGCCATGATTGCGGCGGCGCACAAGCTGCGCGCCATCGCCGTCATCGACGGGCCCAATACCAGCGACGAAGCTGCAATCGACTACCGATCGCGGTTTGGCTCGGAGCGGGCCTACCTGGTCGATCCGTGGCTGATGGTGCGTCGCCCGGACGGCTCGCAAGCGCCCGAGCCGGCGTCGGCGCGCGTCGCCGGGCTGATCGCGCAGTCCGATGAGATCAACGGCTTTTGGGCGAGCCCCTCCAACCAGGTCATCCGCGGCGTGCTGCGCCCGGCGCGCTTGCTGTCGTGGGCGATCGACGACCCCAACACGCAGGCAAACTACCTCAACGAGTTTGGCGTGGCGACCTTCATCGTGCACGACGGAGTGCGTCTGTGGGGCAACCGCAGCTGCGCCACCGATCCGCGCTGGAGCTTTATCTGTGTGCGCCGCACCGCCGACATGATCAACGAGAGCCTGCTGCACGCGCATCTGTGGGCGGTGGACCGCAACATCACCAAGACCTACGTCGACGAGGTCGCAGAGGGCGTCAATGCGTATCTGCGCCAGCTCAAGGCCAAGGGCGCGATTCTGGGCGGCAAATGCTGGGCCGACCCCGACCTCAACACACCAGAAGCCATCGCCGATGGCCGGGTGTACTTCGACTTCGACTTCACCGCGTCGTACCCCGCCGAGCACATCACGTTTCGCTCGCGCATGGTCGGCGACTACCTCGAGGAAATCTTTAAGTAAGGAGCAAGGCCATGCCCATTCAACTGCCCCGCGTGCTCAAGAATATGAACCTCTTTGTCGATGGCCGCGGCTATGCCGGGCGCATCGACGAAATCCAGCTGCCCAAGCTCACGCTCAAGACCGAGGAACACCGCGCTGGCGGCATGGATGTGCCGGTCGAAATCGACCTCGGCATGGACAAGCTCGAAGCCGAGCTGACCATCTCGGACTACGATCCCGAGGTGTACAAGCTGTTTGGCCTGCTTGACCTCAAGCCGGTGCAAATCACGATCCGCGGCGCGATCCAGGCGCAGGGCGAAGAGGCCAAGCCGGTCGTCATCAACCTGCGCGGCGGCTGGCGCGAAATCGACGCTGGCACCTGGAAGCCCGGTGACAAGAGCGCGCTGAAGGTCTCGGTGGCGGCGAGCTACTACAAGCTCACCATCGACGGCCAAGAAGTGGTGGAGGTGGACGCGATCAACCTGGTGCGCAGGGTCGGCGGCGTCGATCAGATGAACGCCATCCGGGCTGCGATCGGGCTGTAAGGAGAGGTCGTTATGGGTCACGCCGAACGTATCCGTTTGCACTACCCCATCGAGCACGACGGCCTGCCGATCCAAGAGATCGCCCTGCGCCGCCCCACCGTCGGTGACCACCTGGCCGCGCAGAAGGCCGCCGGGACGGATGCCGAGCGCGAGATCCGGCTCATTGCCAACCTGGCCGAGTTGCCGACTGACGCCATCCTCAAGCTCGACATGAAGGACTACGCCCAGTTGCAGAAGGCGCTGGGGGGTTTTTTGCAGTGAATCCGGGTGAGCTCTCCGCCCTCGTGGTGGAGCTCGCCCTCTACACCCACTGGCCCCGATCCGAGCTGCTCGCCATGGAGGTGTGCGAGCTGGTCGAGGCCTTATCGATTGCGCGGCGGTTGATGTTCGCGCAGTGAGTCGTGTATGGCCGCATCGCATCCCGTCACCATCACCATCGGCGCCGCCCTTGCCACGTCGCTCGGCTCCGCGGTGCGCAGCGCGCAAGACCAGCTCAACCGGCTGGGCTCGACGATGGCCGAGCTGGGCAACAGGCAGGCCGGCATCAAGCAGCTGGAGTCTTTGCGGCAGCAGGCGATTGAAGCTGGCAAGGCCTGGCAAGAGGCGCAGGACAAGATCAGGCAGTTGCAGCAGGCCAAGGCCTCCGGGCAGTGGTCAACGCCCGCCTTGGACAAGGCGCGGGCACGGGTGGCGGCCGCGGAAGCGCGCGCTGCCGATCCGGCCCTATCCGAGAAAGCGCGCGCCCGGGCAGAGGCGGCGCTGGCCAAGGCGCGCGAGTCGCTGGCCGCGCAGCAGGCCAAGGCGGACGCGCGCTACCAGGCCCAGCTTGACGCGCTCATCGCCAAGGCCAGCAAGGCGAAGTCTGCGCTGGACGCCGTCAAGGCGTCTCTTGCGCAGCAGACGGCCGAACTGCAAAAGTCTGGCGTTGCTACGGCAAAGCTTGGCGCAGAAAGCGAGCGTCTCGGTAGCCAGCTTGAGAAGCTGCGCGAGCGCACCGAGGCGCTCACTCGCGCGCAACAGGCCCGGGCCAGCAATCTGGAGCGCCGCAGCGCCTACCGCGCCCAGATGATGGACGCAGTCGCTCTGGGTGGGGCGCTCTACGGCCTGGTGAAGCCGGCGGTCCAGTTCGAGTCGGTGATGGCGGACGTCAAGAAGGTTGTGAACTTCGACACGCCGCAGCAGTTTGCGCAGATGTCGAAAGACATCCTGGAGCTGTCCACCCGGATACCGATGGCGGCCGACGGCATCGGCGCGATCGTCGCCGCGGCCGGTCAGGCCGGCATCGCGCGCCATGAACTGGTGCGCTTTGCCGAGGACGCCGCCAAGATGGGCGTGGCCTTTGACCTCTCCGGCGAGCAGGCCGGCGCAGCCATGACCGGCCTGCGCACGATCTTTGGCCTCACGCAAGACGAGGTGGTCAAACTGGGTGACGCCATCAACCACCTGTCCAACAACATGGACGCCAAGGCGGCCGATCTGCTCAACATCGCCAACCGAGCTGGATCGACCGCCAAGCTCTTTGGCCTGTCCGGTGCACAACTCAATGCCCTAGGCGCGACCTTCCTGGCGCTCAAGACGCCGCCCGAAGTCGCGGCCACCGGCATCAATGCGCTGCTGCTCAAGCTCGCCACCGCCGACAAGCAAAGCGATAAATTCCAGCAGGCATTGGCGCAGCTGGGCCTGAGCGCGAAAGAGCTGAAGAAGGACATCGCGCTGGACGCTCAAGGCACGCTCATCAACTTCTTGGAAGCCGTCAAGGGCGCGCCGGATGTCATGGGCACGCTCTCCGACCTGTTTGGCGCGGAGTACTCCGACGACATCGCCAAGCTGGTCGGCTCGCTGGACACCTACCGGCAGGCTATCGGCCTGGTGGCCGACGAGACCGCCTATGCCGGCTCGATGCAGCGTGAGTACGAGGCGCGTGCGGCCACCACGGCCAACAACCTGCAGCTGCTCAAAAACCAGATATCCCGCCTTGGCATCACCATCGGCAACGCGCTGCTGCCGCCCCTGAACAGCCTCTTGGGCGCGCTGATGGCCCCCATCGGGGCCTTGGCGCAGCTGGCCGAGCGGTTCCCCGTCATCACTCAAGTGGTGGTGGGGACTATTGGCGCGGTGGTGGGTCTGAAGGTGGCGACCATCGCATTGGGCTATGCCTGGACCTTCGTGAAGGGGCCGATCCTCGGTGCGCAGGTGGCGGTTCAGTCGGCCCGCGCGGAGCTGGCCCGGCTGCAAGCGCAGGCAGCAGCAACCGGGGCCAGCGCGGGCATTCTGTCGCTGGCCTGGGCACGCATCAAGATGGGCGCGCTTGGCTTGATCGCGCCGATCAAGTCGGCTGCGCTGGCCTTCTGGTCGATGCTGCCGGCCATTGGTGCCACCACGACTGCGCTGCTTGCCAACCCGATCACGTGGATCGTGGCGGGCATCGGCGCGGCGGTCGCAGGTCTGGCGCTGGTGATCCGCAAATACTGGGATCCGATTGCGGCCTACCTTGGGGGCGTTTGGGAAGGCATCCGCGCGACGGTGCAGCCTGCCGTGTCCAGCATCACCCAAGCGCTGGCACCGCTGGCCCCCATCGGGCGCGCAGTGGGCGCGGCTTTCGGTTGGATCGGCGATGCCGCCAGCGGCCTCATCCGCTTGGTCGGCCAGCTGCTTGCGCCGGTGACGCTCACCCAGGACGAGTTCAACGGCCTGTCTGAGTCAGGCCGGTCGCTCGGCGCAGTGATCGGCAGCGTGCTGCGCGTGGCGCTGCTGGCGGTCACCGCGCCGCTGCGCGCCATCGGCGCGCTGGTCACGTGGGTGCGCGACGGTTTTACGGCGCTGTCAGGCATATGGCGATCCGTCGCCTCGATCTTCGCGTCGCCCGATCCGCTGCTCGCCTTGCAAGCGTCGCTGGGGTCAATGCTCAGCCATCTGCGCCAGATGGTCGTCCAGTTCGCCGACGTGGGCCGTGCTCTGCTGCAAGGCCTGGCGCGCGGCATCAGCGAGGCGGCACAGCAGGCCGTAGCCGCCGTGGGCGAGGTCGCCGCCAAAGTGCGCGATCGCTTCAAGGCGATGCTGGGCATCCACAGCCCATCGCGCGTGTTTGCCACGCTGGGCAGTGCGCTGTCGCTTGGCCTGGCACAAGGCGTGGCGGCCGCTGGGCCGCAGGCGGTGGACGAGGTCGGGCGGCTGGCGAAATCGCTGCAGGCGGTGCCATTCGCACTGACCGCACCAGGGGCGTCATCAACTGACCTGCGCCCGCCATTGCCGGATCGGCCCCCGATGGGCTTGAGCGTGCCGACAGACCGGATCGCTGGCAGCCCGTCTGCTACGCCATCGATCCACTTTGCGCCGCAGATCACCATCTACGCCCCGCCTGGCAGTGATGCGCAGTCGATGGCGTCCGATGTCGAACAGCGTCTGCGCCGCCTCATCCACGACGCGCTGCGCGGCAGCCGCGCGGCGCTGCACGATTGATCGGAGCCGTGTATGGCCGAGCGAGTGATGATGGCGCTGGGCCCCTTTCGCTTTGAAGTGGGGCAGGCGACGTATCAAAGTCTGGCGATGCGCCAGTCGTGGCGATGGCCGGAGCAAGCGCGCATCGGGCGCGAGCCGGCGCTGCAGTACACCGGGCGCGAGCCCATCGAAGTCACGCTGTCCGGCACGCTCTACCCGAGTTTCGATGGCGGCCTCGCGCAGGTCGAGCAGATGCGCGAGCTCGCTGACAAGGGCGAGCCGCTGCAGCTCGTCGACGGTCTCGGGCGCGTGTGGGGCGCGTGGGTGATCGTCGAGGTGGGCGACACCCGCAGCGTGCTGATGGACGATGGCCAGCCGCGTCGCATCGCGTTCGAACTCAAGCTCAAGTCGTACGGCGAAGACAACATCGTCACCGATATCAGCGGCGGCTGGAGCCCGTTTGCCGTGCTGCTGCCGATCATCGATGAGGTGGCGACCGACCCGCTGGGCGCGCTCAATACCGTGGTCGGCGATGTGGTGCAGCGCATTGCAGGGTCGATGGGCGGCAGCGTCACACAGCGCGCATCCGTGCTACAGGATGCCTTGCGTGACGTGATGCAGCCGTTGCGCACCGCGCTCAACGGCGCAGTCAGCCGACTGCGCGAGGCAGGCGTGACGCTGCCGGCCATCGATGCGCTGCTCACGCGCGTGGCGCGCGCCAGCGCCGCGCCGCTGTCTTCTTATGACGTGATGGCCGCGCAGATCGCGGCTCTGCGCGACGACATCGAGCGCGCCCGCCGCGAAGCCGAACGCCACCCGCAGGCCGCCGAACTCCAAGTGGTGCTGGACAGCGCCGATCTCGCATTGCAAGGACTACTCCCCGCCGAGCAGGAGACTGCCTGATGCTGACGCAAGACGACATCGTGGTCATGGCCCGCGAAGGGGACATGATCGACTACCTGGTGTGGATGCACTACCGCAGGCTAGATGTTCTGCCGCAGGTGCTGCGCGCCAACCGCCACTTGGCGCGCCTGAGCGCGGACGACATGCTGCGATTGCCAGACGGCACGCCGGTGCGCATGCCAGCGCTTGTCGATGAGCCGCAACTGCGGCTGGTGCGCCTGTGGTCGTAAGCCATGCAGCCGCGCTTCCGAATCACCGCCGACCGCCACGACGTCACGCGCGCCGTCGCCGACCGGCTCATCGAGCTCATCATCACGGATGAGGCTGGGCTGGCGTCCGACGTGGTGCGCTTGACGCTCGATGACCGCCGCCGCGCCGACGGCGCAATCGCGCAGCTGCCGCGCATCGGTACGCAGCTCGAGGTCGCCTTGTCATACGCCGGCGGCGCGTGGGTGCCGATGGGTCGCTACATCATCGATGAGGTCGAAATCAGCGCGCCGCCGGCCACGCTGACGGTCTCGGGCAAGGCCGCCGACATGGTCGGGCCATTTCGCAGCCCAAAGACGGGATCGTGGCACGACACGACGCTGGGACGCATCGTCGAAGCCATCGCCGCCGAGCACGGCTACACGCCCAAGATCGACCCCGAGCTGGGCGCAATCGCCATCCCGCACGTCGACCAGACCGAGGAGTCTGACATGGCGCTGCTCACCCGGCTGGCGTCCAAGCACGATGCCGTATCCAAGCCGGTGGCCGGCCACCTGGTGCTGGCCAAGCGCGGGGCGGCCAAGAGCGTCACCGGCCAAGCGCTGCCGACGATCACGCTGCGGCCGGATCAGATCAGCGAGTGGCGCTATCAGTACTGCGCCCGCCGGATAGCGGGCAAAGGCGGCTCCGGTCTCGCCGACCACGGTGACGAGAGCCACGGCGGAGTCAAGGCCTACTGGTGGGACTACCAAAAGGGCGAGCGGCGCGAAGTCGTCGTCGGAAACCCGCCTTATGAGGAACTACGCTACGTGCACGCCACCGAAGCCGAGGCCCGAGCCGCTGCCGCCACCCGCAAAAACCGCGGCGAGCGCTCGCAGGCCGAGCTGAGCTTTCGGGCGCCAGGAGACCCGCGCCTAGCCGCCGAGGCGCGGCTATCCATTGCGCTGCGACCGGGCATCCCCACGGACTGGCGCATCAAGCGTGTCGAGCACCGCTTGAGCGCGCAGGGGTACAGCACCAGCGTCGAGTGCGAACGCGACGTCACCGATCCGATATCGATCACACAAAGCGAGGTCAACGATGACACCCCATGACACCCAGCCGATCACGATCACAGCCAACGATTTCAAGGTGATGTTGGAGCAGGCTGCCGAGCGCGGCGCTGAGCAATGCCTGGCCCGCCTCGGGCTTGAAAACGGCAGCGCCGCGCGCGACATCCGCGAGCTGCGCGACCTGCTGGCCGCTTGGCGCGAGGCGCGCCGCGCCGCCTGGCAGACCATCGTCAAAGTCACCACGACTGGCATCCTGGCTGCGCTGCTGGTCGGCATTGCAGTCAAGCTCAAACTGACAGGAGGCGGCTCATGATCGAAACCCTGTTGGGCGGATTGCTGGGCGGCGCTTTCCGGCTCGCGCCCGAAATCCTCAAGTGGCTCGATCGCAAGGGCGAGCGCAGCCATGAACTCGCCATGCAGGACAAGGCGCTGGAGTTCGAGAAGCTGCGCGGCGCCCAGCGCATGGCCGAGATCGGTGCCGGGGCCGATGCAGCGTGGAACACCGGGGCCATCGAGGCCTTGCGCGAGGCGGTTGCGGCGCAGGGCCGAACCTCGGGCGTGAAGTGGGCCGATGCGCTGTCCACCACGGTCAGGCCCGTGGTCACCTACCTCTTCGTGCTGATGTATGCCGGGGTGAAACTCTCGGCCTTCGTCGGCTCGGTGCAGTCGGGCGTGGGGTTCGGGCCAGCGTTGCTCGCAGCTTGGTCGGAAGCGGATCAGGCACTGCTCGCAGGCATCCTGAACTACTGGTTCCTCAATCGCACGCTGGAAAAGGGGCTGCGGTGATGGGGCGGTCGGACGAACGTGTGATCCGCGTGCCGCCCCAAGCCATTGAGCTTGCAAAGCGCTTCGAGGGCTTTCACCGCGTTCCAAAGCACGATCCCAACCGCGCCTATCCGTACATCTGTCCGGCCGGCTATCCGACGATCGGCTACGGGCATCTGTGCGATCCGAAGCACCCGCCGATCACGGAAGGCGAGGCCGAGGCCTACCTCGCCCAGGATCTGAAGGTGGCGCTCGCCGCCACGTTGCGCTACTGCCCGGTGCTGGCCACTGAGCCGCAAGGGCGGCTGGCCGCCATCGTCGACTTCACCTTCAACCTCGGCGCCGGGCGGTTGCAGACATCGACCCTGCGGCGGCGGGTCAATCAGCGGGACTGGGATGCTTCTGCGCGGGAGCTGAGAAGGTGGGTATACGGCGGAGGAAGGGTGCTTCCTGGTCTCGTTACCCGGCGCGAAGCTGAAGTTGCTTTGCTCCTCATCACAGAACGGCGTTGA